TCCACTCTACATGGGTGGATGCCGAAAAGATATTTCCATCGAGCTTGTTTCTTCTGCGATTAAAAAAAGAGGTGGTAGGGCTTTTAGGGTTTTAAGGTAGTCCTACGAATCGCCTAGCTTATTTTAGCAATCTACTGCATCAGCAAAAATATTTGTTTCCACTTCCTCGATAACAGCAGGGGTTATAACTGTTTCACCATCCATAATCGCTTCGGATGTTGTTTTGGTTTCTAATTTACTCTCTTTGATTAATTCATAAGCACCAGCTCTACTTAAACTTCTTGCAGTAAAATTAAATATTTTATACTCTAAAGCGTTTTTGCATGCTAGTCTTGCAACATCAGATATATAGCCACCAAGATAAACTTCAACATTGCCGTTGAAATCTTCGTTAATCCTAGTAACTCTCCAATAATTTAAAGTTACACCTGTGTCTAGTTCGATTGCTTTATTTAATGCCATTTTCTTGTTCCTTAATTTCTTCTAAGTCTTGTAAAGCTTGTATTCATTGAGCTACTCCTGCATAAGGTCTTTGTGCTAAATAGTTCAAAATACCTTTTAATGTTTCTTCGTTTATTTTGTAGTTTCTTATTTTATCCTCCCTGTCGTTATACTATTAACTTTGTTGCTGAGAATGAACAGTAGCCAGGTATTGAGCCAATGCCAACTGTGGCATTGGAACAATAAACCTTTAGCCTGATAGTAGCCCCTGCTGATAGATTTAAAACTAGAGAACCACCTGCTCCACATACGTTCGTGCCCCCCGAAATACCTCTACCTATCAGATGAGTTGCTGACCCTGTATTGTTTAAATCCAAGGCTACAATGTACATAGAGCCATCGGACACTGAAAGAAAAGCATATACAGCATTTATTTGATACAAGCCACCTTTCCCTGTTGGAACTGTAAAAACAGAACCATTAAAAGCGTTGTGTGTATCATCTTGTTCGGTCGAAAATACTGCAGTAGTCCAAGTTACTGCAGGTATAGCAGTATTTGACGTAAAAGCACTAAACCCGCATCTATTCAAAGCAGGAGCTGTAATAGTGCCGTTATCTTGAACTTGGAATGTTGTTGCTCCTGAACTATCTTGGGCAAGCAAAGAAACCCCTGTTGTTGTTCCTGCACCCTTGACTTGAAGTTTAGAAGTTGGACTCGTAGTTCCAATGCCGACGTTGCCAGCTTCAGTAATTCTCATTCTTTCAGAACTTGTTGTGGTTGCATTTCGAGTAAAGAAACAAATTCTGCCTGAAGCATCCCCACTTGTTGCTAGTTTAGCGCTTTCAAACAGGATTTTGCCTACATCTCTAAATTGAGAACCGTCATAGGCTTCTGCATAAATACCGCCTAAATCCATCCCACTTGCAACAGGGGTTTTAGTAGCTATTTTACCACCCGAACGTGCAAATATAATTGCTGGATGTTGACCTGAAGCATCATTGGCAACATAATATAAAAAGTCAGAACGTAAACCGTCTTCAGCTACTACTTCAAACTTTGAGCTCTGGAGCCCTGCAAGTGTACCCATAGTGTACTTGCCTTCTAGTTCAGCAGGCAAGAAACCTACTCTGCCCATGGAGTCAACTGACATAACTGGGCTTACGTCTCCTGCTTGAGTATATATGGCAAATCTGTCTATTCCATGATTCCCTATAGCTTTAGCAGTCGGTGCAGTTGTTACTGTTCCAGTTAGTGAAATTCTAATCCAGAATAATTCTTGCGTATAATGTGGTGCTGGGTTTGTTTGAATTGAAACCTTGCTCCATAAGTTTTTAAATGTTCTTAAATTCCAAGCGATATTTCCATCAGATTTTAACTTCGACGTGCCGTCTACTAATCCATTACCTGATGTTGCAGATGTTGTTAAAATAGTCCATCCGCCTTCCTTGTTGCTGTATTCGACTACCATAGTTGAAGCGCCAATGCTCGCTGTTTCTATATTAAAGTTGGTTGCCCTCCAAGGGTAATTTTTACCAATGTAGAGGTATGAGCCACTTGTTATAGGTAATATAGTATCAGCCGTGCCAAAGCTAGTCCGCATATTAGCTGTTATATTTGTGTATCCTGCCCCTGCTCCAGTATTTAAAGCTTCATCAAAAGAATATATCCCATCAAAATATTGAGGATATATAGCTAAACTTGCAGGTATAGTAGTTTCTTGAGTCACTACTGCATCTGTCGGCTCTTCTGATACCGCCCCAACTTCTAATCCATTTAAGCGAAAAGTCATTGTAGTTACATTTGTTATGATAAAAGAGCCGTTAAATTTTAAATTAGTTGCCCCTTCTATTATTATTTCTGTATTGTTTGAAAGCTTATGAGGTGCTTCACAAGTAACAGTTGCATAAGTGTTAGAGCCTGTTTGAACTATTCTTAAAATTTCTATATTAGCGAGAAGCGTAGGGACATTAAGCCCAATTCTTCCGCCCGATTGCATTGTTAAAATATCTCTGCCAGAGTTGCCACTAGCGAAATATTGAGTATCTCCATCCTCACCCGCATAAATGTAGTTTGCCCATTTATACTCGCCCTTAGAGTCAATCTGGAAGCCTCTGGTCTTATCCTCATCTCCGATAATAGCTATATAGTTGATATCTTCGTCCTCATCCGCCTTAACTTCAAAAACTTCTAAAGGTGTAGAGTTTCTTACCCCTACTCTATTATTAACGCTATCAACAAAAAGTGTATTATCATCAAAGTTTTGGCTACCTGTAAAGGTGTTTCCGCCCACAAGGTTAGCTTTTCCGCTTATGTCAGGGATGCTTGAGGACGTTATAAAGCCACTATCATTTGTTAAATCGCTTGTAGCCGTTGGAATTGTTATAACAACATCCCCAGTTTCACCATTTACAGATGTTACTCCACCTTCAACAACTTTATAAGTGCCATCATCCGAGAGGTACTGCGTACCATCTCCAGTATTAACAACATTATGTGCTGGGTGCGCAGTAAATACTGGGTCTGCTTCCGTAAACGAGCTTAATTTATTATTCCAAGTTGTTTTTTCGATGTCTGTCACTGTCCTGTGAGTTGCATCGTCTGTTAAATCTTTTAACTCGTCAGGGATAGTTGGCTTATCCGTCAAACTATTGTAACTTTTTTCAGTCAAATTGGCTAAAGAGTGATTGTGAGTTGTGTCTGATTTAGTACTCAAGGCTATAGTCAGCCCTGAGGTCGTGACATAAGGCTCCAAGTTGTCTATAGTAATAAAACCGCTGTCGTTGATTAAATCACTTGTATTGGAAGGTATGCTCGGCTTGTTTTTTATAAAATCGGGCTCATTGCTGTCAGTTTGGGCAAAATCAGATTGGACTTGAGAGAGAGCGGTAGCGCTCAAAACCCCACCAGTGATACTTAAGCCCGACCCAACCTTGATGCCACCCTTGATAGTGGCGCTGGCAGTAGGCAAGATGTAAGAGTCCTCTATTGTTAAGAAAATATCATCCGAACCTTCCTGTAATGTTACAAAAATATCATCCATTATCGACTCCTTGTTGCTTCTGCAAGAATGACAAATTCTCCAATTCCTAAAGTCTTTATAACTCCGTCAGGCTTTTTATACTGGAAATCATAATAATAAGTCCCAACAGGTATATCGGTATCGTCACTAGACAGCGAAAATGTGACTATGCCAGTAGCATCGCCATCAATTTCTTTATGAATTATTGCATCGGCATCATTCTTAATAATTGATGTAGCTGGCTTTTCTCTAACTGTATACCAAATTTTATAGCCCGTAATGTCTATATATTGGCCGTCAGTATCTTTAAAGTGTACAGTCCTTGGGAGCGGTGTATCACCTCGGTAATACTCTCTTTTAGTCAAAGTAGGTTTAAAGTTCATAGCAAGCCCTCCGTTCTTATTATAGCAAACTTTCCACGAAATTCAAAAAAATATGCTATAATGGTCAAAAAGGATGGTGCAACTTTGGAATTATCCGAAATATTAAAGACTTTTAGAACATCTGGCAAAAGTAAAGATGAATTAGAAAAAGAGCTATTGTTTGCATGTGAGCAAGTATGTAGCGCTGTTAGTGTTGGCAGGAAAAAGGAAATGGCAAAGTCGCTTGCTTATTTCGAGCTAATTTCCGACCAGTTTAGGCAGAAAATGAAGCTGAATGAAGGCATTTATAACGCTAAGCATAAGCTACAGAACCTCCATATATACGGAAGAAATGCTAATTCTTGACACAACTCGCAACAACCCCTATAATGATGATATAAATTTCTATTGACTAACCTTAACTATTTCCCATTCATTCAAAGATTGCATTCAAGCAGTCTTTTTTTTGCGTTTATTTCCTCAATAATCATTTTCTTTAGAACCAAATCTCGTCCTATTTTAAGTTGATCCAAATCTTTCAAGTGCCTTATAGTGAATTTTGGTAAAGATTCTATTTCGTCCTTAGTCATTAAAAACTCCTCTATTTTAGCCAGTTTATTTTTTCAAAACATTTGCAATCTTTATATTTAAAATAGTCCTTTGTCCACCCTGCTGTTATAGAGTGCAATCTACGCTGAAATTTGGTTTTAGGACAAGTACCAGCAATTCTTCTGTTGCAGTTGATACAGCAAGACATTAGCTAACCCATTTTCTTTTCGTAGCTGTATCCATGTGAGTGAAGCTCTTATAGGCTCCAAGACCTCCTGAGTGCTTATCAAGCAAGAATTGAACTTTGCTTGGCGGGAAGTCTTTTACATTAAAATCAATAGCTTGACCTAAAATATGCTTGCTCATTGGCTCACCACCTATTTTTTTATTATAAGCTTCTGACCGCCAAGCACTTGAAATAGTTATCTCTGCCCTAAAAACAGTATCTCGGAAAGCTTGAAGCCTATTAGCCACCATGCATAAATTTATCAAAACTTCCAAGCTTGGTAATTCAGTTTGATTCATCAACAATTCTTTCCAAGAGATATTCTCAGTGCAAAAAGATAGAGGAGGCAGGGTAAAAGTCAAAGAAGCATTATCAATGTGATTTTTTTTTAGAAAATTATAAATTTGAATCGGGGAATATATTTTTTTCATAGCACACCTCATTTCTTTACATATAAATTATATCATGTCTTTTTGGATACTTATAGACTTTTCATGGGTACGTTTAAAATTCCCCTCGGATTCATTTTGTAAATTTTAAAATCCCTTATGCCTTCAATAAATTTTTTGCTCCTTGGCAGGCAATCAGGGTGGTAAGTAAACTTATATTCAGCATTGTAATGGTCATATCCATCAAAATCGGCAGCTCCTATCAAAATTGCCTCGCCACAACGTCCATGAAGCCACTTTAAAAGATAGTCGTGAGTAAAGTCATAGGAGAAGTTGTCGTAATAGATGTAGGGTTCTCTAACCTTATGCCGCGACTGGGTTATGATTGTTCCAGAGCAACTCTCGTGGAATGAAGCATTGTAGTCGTCGACAAAAGCCGAATAGTCTGTTTTAAAATCTTGTTGATTGACACCAAACGTAGTAAAGCCAAGACTTAACAGGCTTTGTATATCTATTTCCCTTATAAAAGGGCTTCTGCCAAAAATTAAAACAGTATCAGTTATCGGAAGATTGCAATTCATTTTGGACCTCATCAATACATCTTTGACTTAGATTAGAAATTTTAGCAGAAATAGTGTTTGCTAAAATTGGAGAAATACCAGTTTGCAACAAAAGCACAAAAGTTATTGCCTTTATTATAGCACTTACCTCAGGCCTTTCAAGACCTTCCAGTCCTAAGATAAGCGCTGATTTTGCTACTTTTCTTATCAAGATAAAATCATTGTCAGATATTACATCGATTTTATTCAAAATATTGTCGACACGATTAATCCTGTTTTTAAATTCAGCTAATAGCATACTGTTCCTCGTTGTCGAGCATTTGGAAGTGGATAGGCATTACCTCATAAGCAGGTAAGTCAAAAATGTTGACTATGCAGCCAACTTTACCATATCTGTCAATATTGCACTTTGCTATATATTCAGAACATACGACCCCTGGATTGTCATTAAAGATATGCTCAGGTCTTATTTTCTTTATTAAATCAGTGAATGAAAACCTCGTAATATCAGCGAGCGAGTAACCAGGATTAAAATCGACGTAATACTCGAGTATTTGCTTATTGGCATAAAATGGGAAACAAAAGATATTCTCGATAGCAACCTCGTTAATCCAGCTAAGATAAGGTTCCTTATGGACTCCACTTGTTTTAGCATGCGACTCATAGACGACCCACTCCTTGTTAAAAAGTAAAACAGCGACATGTGTTGCTATGCGGTTTGTCGGAATTTCTTTAATATTGTCAGGGAGGCTGACTTTTTGGATAAGTCTAGAAATAATGCCTGTGCCTATTTCGTAGATGCAATAAGTTTTTTCCTTGTCGAGCAATTCTAAATTTATCATATTTAATACTCCTCAATGTACCCATAAACTGCACATGTCATTTCTGCTAAGCCTGTTAAGCCATCAGGGATATATGCCTGAAACTCATTTAAAAAGTGAAGTTATAAAGGACCCGATGAACCCTATAACTCCGCCGATAAATGCACAAAAGCTACCTATCGCCAGAAGCTGTGCCTTCAAGACTTTTAAGTCCTCAATATCTTTTCTTAATTCCTTGTTTTCTTTCTTTATGTCAGCGATTTCAGCGAGCATGCCTGTACCTGGCGCTCCATCTACACCTATCAATATTTGATTGGTTAATGCTTGACATTCTTTTAGGTCGGATATGCCATCTGTTATCTTGTCAAGTTTTTCGTCCATTTTCCTTATGACTTCCTCCTGAATGCACTCGTGAGTCATCTTTTATTCTCCGTTGGTTAATTGATAATCTGGGTTATTCTTCTTTTTGAAAGCTTCAATAGCCATATCTTCGGTGAGAATCATTTCTCCGATAGACAAAGGGCACAACTGCATGATAACACCGCAATATACGTCTTTGCAACATTTAAGATGGATCTCTAAAGCTGCGTTGCTATCCAAATATGCCTTGATTTGGTCGTAAGTGGCTCCTGCCTTAATTATTACTTGAATAAAATCAAGAGCGGTCATTGTAAGACTATTTATGCGTTCTTGTTCTTTTTCTTCTTGTTCTGCAATATATTCAGAGGTCTGGAATATGTCTGTTATTATGCCGTCTACTAGAATTTCAGTAGGCAAGAGTGCATATTTATCACCGTTAAAATCTTCTATACGTCTTTGAGTATTATTTGCATAGACTGCAAAGTTAGCGTATTCGGTGTTATTGTATGGTTGTTTTAATATGTTATTCATTTTAGTATCCCTCTGCTTTCCACATTGTAGGATTATATGCTACTGCTGCAAAACTTCCTACTGCAAAGGTAGATACTGAAGCAGTATAAGTATTTACACCTCCGTCGGCTCTTGTCATACCTATAAAATAATTAGTGGTTGTGAATGGAGTTATAAAATTGACAATTCCAGAGGCGGTTATTCTCCCCCCCTGCTCAATCCAACCATCAGAGTATTTTCTGTACCAAGAAGTACCGTTTACATAAGTTTCAACAACTTGTGCAGTTCTTGTATGGCTTGGAGTAGTTACATATTTTGAGTTATAAACAGGCTGGACAACGCTTATAATAACACCGCTTGCATTTGTTAAAGCATAGCCACTATAAATAGGAGTAAAGACTTCCCAAGCTGTATTTCCTGAGTTTCTTTTGTATTGTATAGGTGTTTCCGTAGCTGTTAGATAATAAACTTCATTAGCAACTGGAGAAGCTGTTAAAACTTTGCCTACTGTAAAAGGTGCGTTATAAGCTACAGGAGTTCCGTCTGTGCCAATATAAATCCGCCACGTTTGAGATACAGGGCTTGCAGGTATTGCTAAATTAGCAATACTGCTTAAAGTTGCAGTTATGCCTGCGTAGTCTGTTAGGATTATGCTTGGAGTTGCGTCGAATACTACGTTATTGCTAGCGTAGCTTAGAAGGTTGCCATTGCCGTTTACATCTACGCTACCGCTGTTTATAGCATTAGGGGTATATTTACTTATTTTTGCATTACCAATGACACTCAGATTGCTTAAGTCTTGGTCAGCGCCAACACCTGCTGTAACCCAAGAACCCCAAACGCTAGAAACTTTTGTACGTTCGTAAGCTAGGGGACCAGAATTTACCGCTACAGCTCTTTGAGTGGCACTAGCTGTATCTGCGCTCGAGTTCTGATGAATTATAAACCAGTCATAGCTTGCTGATGGAACACCAGTTGTAGTTGTAGTACATGTGTAGAACCCATTTTTAGTTATTGTGTCCAAATTAGTAGAAACAGTATTGCCATAACCAGTTTCCCCAAAAATTACTTTTTCTGTATCGCTTAAATCGTCGAAGCTTACGTCAGAACCTTCTGCCTTTAGTAAATCATCAGTCCCTGTTGAGAGCAAATTTCCTGCATCGGATGAAATCATGCTCGCGATTAGGTCCGCTAAAGTTATTTTAGCTCCATTTCCTGCCGAAACATCATCGATGCCAAGTAGAAACTGTTCAGGAGTCAGCCCTGTTAAAGTTTTGAATGCTTTTATTGCCGTTGTAGAATATATTGTTCCGACTGGAGTTTCCATACAAAAGTCCCCTTTATTTTATAATAATCTATTTTAGTACAATCTGCAAGTTATCTTGCTCGTGAAATCGTCCCCTTTTATTTCTTCAATATTACTTATAACCATGCTCAAGATGTTTGCTGTGCCTACCATGTAGATATCTCCGCTATGGTAAAAATCAGTGCCGTCAACATCATAAAACCCAGCACCCCTGATAATATTTGTCGAAGCTAGAACAGGAGTTGAAAAATAAATGCTCGATTTACTGGCAGAATTTGCTACCAATGCCAAAGTTTGGACATTTGCTCCGCTGCCTGTTAAGTCGATTGAACGGACTGTTATTGTCATGCCTGCTGTAATTACAATCGGAGAGTCCAATCTTGCTCCGACGATATTTGCCCCTTCTTGAATCACCCCGCTAATCACCCCGCTCATACCTTCATTAATCCTTGTGTAATCTGCCACAAGAACCCTATCGAGAACCTCTAGGTCTAAAACCTCTCTTGCTACATTGAAAGTAGCCTGTACGTTTTTAGTATTGGCTATTTCAAGCTCATAAGCGATACGTCTTTTTACGCTATCGGCATTTTTTACATACTGCAAATCTCTCTTTTCAGGTTTATAGTATGTATCATCTTTACCGCTTTCGGGAACAAAATTACATGTACTGTTATACCAATATCCTGTAATCTCTTGCTCTGACCAAGTTTCTTCATCGATATAAGAGCAACGTAAAGCAAGAAGTCTATTCAGGCTTCCCCTCTGTCTCGACAAGCTTAAACCCCAACTATTTTCGGCATTAAAGAAGGTTTTTATTGGGCGACTATCTTCATTGGTATCGACTCTTAAGACAGCTTTACCCCATTTGTTAGGGATAAAATAAAGTTGATTATTGCTCGCTATCTCATTTATAACCATTTCGTACTTGACTTCATCAGAAATAACTCCATCAGCATAGCAATCATGGTCCTCGCACCATTGCCTTGCAGAAAGAAACGAGTCCATGTCAAGCTGGCTTGGCAGCATTGGGTCGGGATTGCTGTAAATATCTGTCAGGAGATAATAAATGATATCTACAGGATTTCTGCTTTGCTCAAGCTCTTCTGTTTTTAAATTCAATACAAAAGGCTTAGCAATAGCCCCAAGTGCATCAACCTCTCCATCGAGTTGAGTTGTGGCATTAAATGTGCAAGCTACTTGAGAAACGTTAGGTAAGATAGTTTCATCAACAATATCCATGTTTGATGTTAGTCTCCAAATGATATCTGCCATATTTATAGTACCAACCCAATAACTATCTTTTATGAATGTAACAGGTAATATTTTCACTATATATTGACCAGTCTCTGCGAACTCAAGACCTACGCATTCAAAAAAATTATCGTCAGCATTATTTATATCATCAGGTGTTTTGAATGTTAAGAGGTCCCCACTGCGAGTGATACGACTGCTTAAAGTTTGAACAACTCCATCTAAATCTCTCGTATATATATTCACTATATCGGAGTCACTTAACCCGCTCCATGAAGTATCTCCGACCTTTTTCCAGTAGACCTCCGCCTGAATCGTAACTCTTGCCCTTGCTCCAGTCCCTGCATCTATCGTATAAAGCCCTTGCGGAAAAGAGAAATGCATGTCGCAATATTGTGTTTCGGTCGGTGATTGGGATATAATTTCATTTTTATCGCCAGTATAACTGTTTACTCCTTGGTTTACGCTGTCAGAATAATTACCAGACCCAACCGTTATCTCCTCTGTAATTAAATCAATTTCAAGATTGGCTTCATAATCATTCCCCCTTGTGGTGGAATTTGGGCTCGTGGTAGTGTATCTGTATTCAGAAATAGAATAAGGACCTAAGTCAATAACTATTGTTTTTACAGCATTATATCCTCCTAAACCGTCAGGAACTAAATCGGATAGTAAAATAGTAGTTTGAGTGGAAACTGTTACGTCAGCCCCTCCTGACACAAAGGTGGCTGTCACTCCCATCGTCTTATCAGTCCAATGGGCTAAATCAACCCCTTGAAGATTGTATGTTTGCTCTATAGCCAACGTGGTCCCGCTAACAGATTGATTGTAATACGCTATGGCGGACTGGAAAACTGCCTGAGTAGTGTCAAAACTTAATTCTTTATTAAAACTTTCAGTAACAGCATTATCCCATCCGATAAAACCGCTTCCGCCATTGGATTGCTGTAAACTGTAAACGGCAGTTCTATAGTTTGAAAGCAAGATATCTCCGAGCTTAAAGTCCTCGTATCTAGCGTTTTTGTAGCCAGGAATACAGTAAACTCTATACCTGTTGCCGCCATACCCACTATTTACAAGAGGTATAGCAAATTGGGCATAATTAAAAACTTGCAAAGAACGACCAAACGAAATAGGCACTATGCCTGTAGTCGTCTCGTTTTTAGCCCCTGACAATGAAGGCGAATCATTTGAAGAATAAGTCGGAGTGCCTGTGCCCGACGAGATTCCTCTTGCTCCAACTTTCGAAAGAGCCATGGCTCCAGCACCAACTGCTACGGCGGCCACTCCGACTACAATCCATGCTGCTGTGGTAGCCGAGACCCCTATAGCTGTAGCAAATGCAGCCACCCAAGCCCAAGTCGCTATTGCTTTTATCTGGGGCTTTTGCCTTATTTCCATGAAAGCATGCCTTGGAATGATGCTCCATGCTTTTAATCTCTTATTGTTCAAGTATATTGCCTTGAAATATCCGTCCTTGCCGACCTCTTCGAAAGGGAACACAAATTTTGCAACATGCCAAGAGCAATATTTAAGCTCGCTAAAGCTTTGCCCTAGCTCCCTGTAACATATAGTCGATGGGGCAAGTATTCGCATTATTAACTTTTCAAGGTCTATTTTTTTGAACATGGTGGCACTCTGTAAATCTGATAATTCCCGAGCAATGACTTGAGTGAAACAACGCTAACTCCATCTCGGCTTAAGTGTATAAAATCTTTACTGTTTATCATAACCCCTGCATGCTGATTAGAAAGCAAGGAGAAAGCTATTATGTCGCCTTCTCTCTCCCATCCTTTAGCTATCTTTTCATGCTCAAAATTAGCGATAAGTCTTTTTCTGAAATCAACCTGAATCTCATCAACTGGGTATTCAGGCAGGTCGATTCCGTAGCAGTCTTTGAAAACATCCATAACAAAATCCCAGCAAATATATTTACCGTCAACATATCTTTTTTTTGTCATGTATTCAATTATTCTCTTTTCGTCCATAATTCACCTATGATTTAAGTTTTTAAATACTAATGGGTTTTTCCCCCTGTATTTACCCATATTGATATTATAGCAGTTTTTCATAATTAGACTACCTGAAACGCTTTCGATAGTTTCTGTTTGTAAAGTATCCCAGATGTATTCCCCTGCACTTATCCAATTGCTGTTACCGTTAAAGTCGGCTACTATAAGCCAACAGGAAATTAAAATGTCCTCTAGGCTATTGTCCGCAGATTGCAAAACCTCTGACGAAACCAAGCTTATATTTGTAACGACAAACTGCGGACTATCCGTCTCACTTTGGGCTGGGATATTGAAACTAAAAGGCACTGGCTGATATGTTAAGGACTGGCCACCTGTCCCGACTGTCCTAGTATGTTCAATAACGTCATTGCAGATATTGTATTGACCATTGACGAAGGAACTATGTTTTATATCTGCCGCCAAACATAGAACTTTGTCGAGGGTTTTCGTAGCACTTATCATTGGTAAAATTGGCATTAATAGCTGACCTCTTCCTCGTCATAAACAAAATAATTATCACTTTCGGTGACGATATTGGGCACGTCGTTTTCAGTAACAAATCTTTTTACTGAAATAGCAGAAGCCCTGACAAATAAAGATAACGAAACATTCACCCCTTGTTGGCTTGAGCCTGCAAGGGTTAATTGAGGCTGTTCAGTGATCATGCAACGCATGAAGCCGTTGACTTTCGGGTCATAAACCCAGCAAGGCAAAGCTCTGTTATTCGTAGCCTTTTTGAACCACATCCACCAGTCAGTTTCAGTGTCGCAGTATATCTTAGCTCCGATTATACGTCCACCTATAGAAAATCTTGAATGAGAAATCGGAATGCCTGCATCTGGAGAGACACTTACCACAGTCTCTTGCATTGAAACGCTGTATCCATCATGAAGCAAAGCCCAAGGCATTATATAAAGTCCGTCCGTATCTGATGTTACAAATAAGTTACTTTTATCTTCAAAAATTATGGTTTTTCCACCTGCCATTATCCGACCTGCCTCCCCTTAGATTGCAATCTGCTTTGAGCCGCACTCATGCCCTTGTTGGTCCTACTGCTTGCAAGCATTGCGTTTAGCTCTGTTATTTTAATTTCAATTTCATTGTCAGGACGTTTTATAACTTCAACGGCTGTATTAGCATAATTGTTTATAGTTACATTTGGGGCAACTGCTCCAACTCCAACATCACCATTCGACATGCGACGTGCAGGAGCAATAACCTCCGTACCAGCTTCGCCAGCAACTCCGATATTGCCACCCTGCATGGGGAACGAGGTTGGCGAGGACACTATGCCCCCCTTCGCATGCTTAATTACTTTTCCGCCAGAAGCTAAATTGCCAATCCCCGACATCGCTCCGCCAATCATTTGACCTCCGCCAGCCATTATTGCACTAGCACCGATACTTGCCCCAGTCAGAGCTGTGGCTGCGGCTATAGCACCTCCTGTCGCCAATGCGGCTATTGGAGCTAATATTGCCCCAGCTATAGGGATTCCTGCTACGCTATTTGCTGCTGTGGCTACTGCTAATGCAGCCATTGCTACGGCAGCACTTGTGCCAGTGGTAGCGATCGCTGCTAAACTTCCAGACATTGCCATCATTGCAGGCGCTGCTGCTATAGCTATCGGAGCTAATGCAGCCATACTTGCTGTTAATGTCGCACTTCCCGCTGCCGAGGTTGCTAAGTCTTGAGCCATTCCGCCTATAGCAGAAGCTCCGCCAGTAATCCCGCCAGCCAGTCCACCTTCTTTTTTGAACCCTTCTAGTGGTTCTTTTCTGAGCCCTTTCATAAATCCTGAAAGCCCTGCTCCAATTTTTGAACCTAAAGAAGAGCCTGGATTGGCAGCACTGAAGTTTGAAAGGTTTGCTTGAAACCCTGCACTTGCCAAAACGAGCCTGCTTCTGACCCATTCACTAGCTAAAGCTTTTATTGTATCAAGCCCTGCTTGTTTAAATCTGCCCCACATTGTTTCGCCTTCACCAAGCTTAGTGAACAAGCCGTCCACCAGTGTATTTGTAAGCTGATTCGCAGCTCTGCTCGATATGCCTGTTAAATCAGCAGATTCTTCAAGAAGCTTATTATAGCCAACTTGAACTTTTTGGCCTCTCATTATTATTGCTTGCTGTTTAATTTGCTCAGCAGTATATTCAGTCGAATTGGCGAGCATATACTTATATTTATCTTCAGTCTCAGTTAATTGTTTTTCGAGGTTCTTCCACTTATCAGACATATCCCCTAGAGGAGCTGATAATTTCTGAATAGAATCGTTTATATCGTCTTGCTGTTTTTTCAGTCTTAGATACTTTGGCAATAAATTGTCTACGCTCTGACCATTGAGCATGCGGACTCTCATCAATTCCTCTGTGGCAGAAATCTCCTTGCCTAGTTTGTCCCATGCGGTGTCTGCCTCTTTTTTGCTCTTATTTTTGTCCTTGCCATCCCCGCCAGCGTTCATGCCTCGGGTTGCTCTCTGAGATTGAAGCAAATCTTTATAAATTTTGTCCTCTTGATTTTTAATTAGATCAAGCTTTTTCTTAGCATTGGCATCAGCAATTTTTTGCTTTGCTGAAGCTACCGCTCCTGTTTTTCCTTCCGCATATTCCTTGTATTTAGCTTCTTCTTGCCTGTATTTGACTTTATCTTCTTTACTTAACCCTTCGTAATATTTATCTTTACTGACCTTGTTGGCGGCTATTCTGACATTATTTATTTTTGATATTACAGATCCAGCCTTGTTCCCAATGCTGTCAAACGCATCCAATAATGGCTTTAATGCCGATGCTACAGTCCGTTTTATACTATCCCATGCCATGCTAAATTCAGCAGCCAAGGTATTCTGCCATGAGCCTAGCTCTTTAGTTTTTTCTGCCAAAATTTGCATTTCCTTCTCATGGACACCCATGGCTGCAATATTCTTTAATTCTTCTTTAGTTAAATCTTTGAATTTTTTATCAGTATCAAGCAGATATTGAGCAAGAACAGGGAAATCTTCCTTGTAGCCAGCCAAAGCTTTTTTGCCTTCTTTGGTGGCCAAATCTAATTCAGTAACACTTTTTGTCAAGGTGACTATTTGATTTCTTAATCCGATATAAGGAGATGTGTCTGCGGCTTTTTTGCTCATTTCAGCGATATAGAAGCCAAGCCCTATAACTGCTGTAGTGACTAATCCTATCACTAGAGGGAGCCCGCCCAATGAAGCATTAAGGGCTATCGCACTTGCTGTAAGTGAAGCTGTCCCAATTTGCATTGCCACAAAAAAGGCAGTTCCTGCTAATTGAGCTATTCCAAAAGAAACAGCTGCTGAGCCTATAGTCCAAACAAAAGCACTTATAGCCAATGTTAATGGCACCATTACTGCTTTTAAAGCGGAAGCAACCGCCACGTTTCGCTCAAGGAATTTTGACAAGCCTAAAAGAACGTTACTTGCTCCTGTAAGCAATTTTACGACAGGAATCAAGGCTGAGTTTAACCCCTGACCCCATGACATTTTTAATAAATCAGTGGAGGTTATTAATCTCTGCATATTAGCATTAAATTGAACTACTGCAATGCTAATACCTTGACCTAAAACTTCGTTAACAGTTTTTGCAAATTTTGGCAAGAAATCTTTAGTGAATACCTCTCCAGCTTTCATCATCTCCATTAATTTAGCAGGGAGAACTCCCATACTTTCAGCAGCTAATTCAAAAGCACCTGGCAAGACGTTGCCAAGTTGTCTTTTCAATTCTTCCGATTGGACTGTGCCTTTATTCGCCATTTGCTCTAATGCTATAAACACGCTGTTCATAGCTTCAGGAGTTAAGTGCATTGAAACTGCTGCACTCGACATATCTTGAAATATTTTATTGGCTTGTTCAACTGTGCCACCCGAGCGAGTAAACGAAGTTGCAAATTTCCCGTAGCTTTCAGAAGCGGCACCAAAAGACATCCCGAGAGCATTAGACATTTGGATAAGATTACCTATCCCTCTTTGCCCTGCACTCCATCCGCCTGAAGCTACGAGCATGATATTATTTAAGGCATCCATTTTTACACCAGCATCGGAAATAGCCTTGCCAAAATTTAACATGTTCATTATTCCGTTTCGGAATAAATCAGAAGCCATTTGCCCTAAGAAATAAGAGAAGGATCTCCCAAGCATTTGAGTCGCTGTGTCTGTATTTTTTGTCTGCCCTGTAAGGCTCACAAATCCAGCATTGACCCCTGTTAACTTAGCCTGCAACCTCGAATACTTCTCTCCCATCATTTCTAAAGCCGAACCATGAACTTTCCCTGAGGCTATGGCATCTTTTATTTTTGTTGTGTATTGCGACAACTCGTTTCTGAGCTGATTGTAGGCACCACCTTTGGCTGTTTCTTTGCTTGTCCTTTGACTTTGCCTGTACTGAGCTTCTGATAGTCTTATCGCCTCTGTCTTGGCTTTTATATTGGCGATTTCAGTTTGAGCCTCAATCCGTTTAGTTGCTGCGGCTTCTTTATTAGCTTGGTTTTCTAATTTTTTAACAGCTGCTAGTTCTCTGGAGACTCTAGCAGACTCTTTAGTATTAGCTATATTAATTTTTTCAGCTTGAGACATAATTTTGCTCGACATAGCTATCGAATTCATGGCTCTCACTGATTGTTGTAAGACCCTATTGGCTGACGTTATGCTTTGTTCTAGTTGCCTGAATTTACCAGTTATCAAGTCTATTTTATCAGCATGGGCAGAAAGTTTAGTAAAGTTGTCGGCAAGCTTTTGAGTGCCTTTTACGCTTCGCTCGAGGTTGCCAACTTCTATGCCTATTTTGAATTTTTCATCACCGCTCATGCGACTACCTCTCTAAATCTCTTAGGTAAATCTCTGTAGGTCTGTTTGATAGCAGCCCTTGCGTAGCCGTAAGGCTTAGAATTTCTAATAGTAACCTTGTGAGCGAATACCACCTCGCCATCCCTGTCGATAAACCTTAAGGGCTTATCTTTAGACTTAGACTCAATTACTAAAGGTTTAAGCAATCCGTATTCTAATCTGAAAGCTGCGGGATGATCAACATAAACAGCTTTTTCTCCCGCCCTATAATAAACTGTATCGTTGTTTTGGAAGCTATGGCTTATTTCATGAGGCCATTCCATGTCTTTGCCGAACTTTTCAGTAGCTTGCTTCCTAACATTTTGCACCAAAAGTTCCCCCGCTATATCAGCAATTTTAGGCAAATTTTCAGCAATCCTTCTTAGTCTTAATATTAATTTTTCGTTAGAATTGTCCATTTGCTCCGTATTCCCTCATGAGTTCGAGAACTAAGTATCTTGTTGCTACTATATATCCCTCGGATAGTGTTAAATCATCTGCGGATATTCTTTTGAAGCTAGAAAGGTGATTTAGAGCATCGTCCAATAAAGAACAGAACTCCCAATCTAGGTTAGACAGGAGCTCTAGTTTTTTTCCGCAAGCTATTGGATTTTTCTTATCCCCAATGAACATTGGGGTTTGGGCTTCAACCTCTGTTAGCTTTACTCCTGTTTGGTATCCTTTGCTTCTGAGCCACCACCCGATTTGGACTTTTTTACAAGCTTATCCTTTTCGACTTGTGCCTCTTCAGCGGCTTCATTCATTTTTGCCCAAATATCATCGTAATCCATCTCGACATCATGCTCTAATAACTGTCTAAAGCTATAAACATTGATGACCGAGCCATCTTCGACTACTACTTGGACTGGTTTTTCAAAGTTTTCTATGATATTCGCAAGCAACATCAATCTATCTTCAACAACATTGCCTGCCTCTCCTCGGTGATAATCAAGAAGCCTTGGAAGCCTACAGGAGACTTCCTTGACACTATTATCTTCCAAGAATTTAATATTAGCTTTGAATTTTTTAGCTACTCGTGCTTTTAATGCCATAATTATCCTCGCCTTTCTTTATTGCATTACCTACAATCTGATTGTTTTTAGCATGTGCGGTTGGAAATCGCCTTTTGCGATAGAAATGCTCACATCGCCTGTTTTTGCAGAACCCAGTCCTCCAGTGAAACCACTTGAAGTAATGAAAGCAGGAGCGAACAAGAACATATCTCTGACAGACTCTCCTAAAATGCCTTCTGTTAAAAGGATAGCTATGTTGACTTGCTCACCAGGTGTGCTTGCTGTGAATGAACCATCTGTCTGCTCTGACAGCAACTCGATTAAGTTACCCAAGATAACGTCAGTAGTAGTTTCTTCGCCTGTTGATGTATCAATAACCATAGTGCCTGAGATTTCTCCGTTCAATTTACCAGGAACGAAGGTGGACATAGTGTCGCACAAAGTGGTGACGTCAATAGCATCTCTGCTCAAAGTACTTCCAATATCTTGCATACCACATTGCTGGCTCATAACTAGAGGTTTTACTCCGTCGCCTGCTCCTGAAACAAGAGTCATGCCTGTTTTAGCGATAAAAATATGTCCTACGCTTAAACCATCAGGTAGAGCACTTGTAGTGCCTTTTTTAGTGATTAGATAGAAATTCTCAGCTGTTAAAGCCCCAACAATAATTTCTGCCCCTATTTCAAAGGTATACATTCTTGTGTGGTCACCCGCTGTACTTTTGGTTGTCATTTTATCTCCTCCATTTTTATTAATTGCTCGTATATCTTAAATAATACATTAATATTTTAGTTCTTGCAACTTAAAGGGTTTGGTACTTGAAAGTATATCTTGCCAATCCTGCGCCTACCTCAGAGCTAAAACTTGAAGCCATTTTTACAGTGCCTCTTTTCCTGCCTATGATAGAATAAACCTCAAAAGAACTATAAGATTTTAAAAGACTACAAAGTTCCTCTAATTTCTCATCAATAGCCATGTCATTAAAATCATAAAGATTGAATTGCAGTTCCGATTCGCCAGACGTATAACCGCATAATGTTTTTGAATTTTCATCATCGCCACTATCTAGAGAGAACATTACGCAATAAGGGGCAGGTGTATCTTCAGGAGCTTGCCCGAAAAACACATTGCCGTCAAGGAAATCTCTTTTTAATTGTTGCCAAAGCTCTATATTAAAGGTGGGGCTCATTTCGTCTCCTCCTCGTAAATAACATTACCAAGTTCATCACAAGGATATTTTATGTTTTTATTAACAAACTCTATTCTATACTCGTTGTGGTCAACTTTACCAACCCCCTTGATCATCCCTATATTTTGATTTACAGGAATTATAGAGAAAAACGAGTAGGAATTTCCGTCAACATTTCTAACGATATTTTTACCATCAAACTTGACACATCTCGGTGCAAATAAAATGCCCGACATTCTTAAAGTCTCTTTGTCTTGAACATCAGTCATTTTCGAATAGTATTGCCCCATGGGATATTGGATAAGACCTCTGAATTTTTTAACAAAAATATACGAGTCATTCCTTCTATCGTAATCGTCGATAGGAGGTTTTTTCCAAAGGCTTAAAGTCCTATAATTGTTCTGCAATAACACTTGGGTACTCCCTTTGTCCAATTTTTACTAGATCTGTTTTTTTGTATTTTTTAGCATTAGCCAAATAAATAGCCATTTGGGTCAAAATAGGGACAAATTTCTCAGGAATAAGAAGCTTTTCAATCACAGCAGGTTCTTTTCTGTCCAAAGAGAAATGCTCAGACTCAAGCATAAAAACACCATTGTCTTTTGACTTTACAATAGATATACCGTTGTAACTTGAGGAACTCCACCCGATAACATCTCCAATAGTAGCATCAAACCCTTTTAGATTTCCTATCTTGTTACTGCCACCTTGTCCGAAATGTGCCATTACAGCACTTCCGCTTTTATGACACCCTGGGCATCTTTGGAACGGAGCTTTAAAATAAACATTATCAACATGCTCTGATAAATCAAGCACAGCATTCAGGTAATGCTCAACCTTATAATCTTTAAGTTTTAATATTGCCAAATCTTCTTTTACGATTTCTGGCTCGCTATTCTTTTCTAGGGAAATTTTCTCTTTAACCATCTTTTACCACCTTTATAATAATATTATTTCGTAAGACTTTACTATGTTTTCAATATCTTTAGGATAATTACTTGAACCATAATATTGTACAGGCTCAAAATTAGTGTATGTGTAGTTGCCAAGACGTTCTTGTCTTTTTTCCTTAGCTTCCCTGCTGAACATATTATAGCCCAACATATCAAGGGCAGCATTTAGAAAATTAGAAGGAAAAGACACAAGAGATACGGCTACATTTTCAGCCTCGCCTGTTATCCTGACATTTTCTCCCGTGGTATTATCAAAAGATATGCTTGTGCTTGATTTCGCTGTTATTTTTGTCAAATATTCAGAAGTGTAAGTTTCTATTAAAGCATAGTCCCCGACTTTAACCAATGGAGGGTCAACAAGTCCCGAAATAGTGGCTATTCCATCTTGCCATGAAAGGGTAACTCCTTCATATAAAACTGAAAAATCGTCAGTAGTAAAATAATTATCTATTGAGTCACAGACTGAAGCCAGAAATGGAAATATACTATTCACTATAGTAGTATCTTCTTGTAGTTCTATCTGCTCCCATTCTGAATCGGTATATTGCCAACTCGTGCCGTTATCTAAGAGCAAAATTGTAGTGCCATCAATATTAGTTATCGGAGCTGACCCCGTGGGTTGTGTTAGGTCATCCCGCACTAAATCATACCTATTTGATAATTTAACCCTTGCTAGCGAGTTCATAAGCCCTCCAAAGTTCTTTAATGAAATTATAACATGTTTTTGATTAAAATTCCAAAAAGAAAGAAAACCCTGCATGAACAGGGTTTTAGATACAAAAATGAAATTTAGACTTCTATTTGCGGTTATTTTTATTTTTCTTAGGAGCTTCCTCTTGGATTTCTTCCTCTTGGATTTCTTCCTCTTGGATTTCTTCCTCTTGGATTTCTTCCTTTTGGATTTCTTCCTCTTGGATTTCTTCCTCTTGGATTTCTTCCTCAGCTATATTTTCAACATATTTGCCTCTGATTAGATCAAGATATGATGGTCTAATATCAACTCTCTGACCTTTTTTGCCATACTGTCTTTGCCCGTCAACAGTAACGAATGGACAATCTTGACTTAAGGTTACTACTGTCATAATTTACCTCGCTTCAATTATTAATTAAACTTGAGAATTTGACGGTGAAGTCAAAAACCTTGCTACAGCAGTTACTCCGCTTGGGAACGTGATTGAAGAGACATAGTTCTCATTCAAAACAACTTCCAAGAAAGCATTTTTAGTCCCAGCTTGAGTTCTTACTTCTACATACTCAGCGTTAATAGCTGCAGCACCTGTTCCTGATGAATTATCAGCAATATTTACTGTAATGGCAGCTTTTAAAGCGGCAGCCTCAGCAGCAGTACCTTCGTAGTTAATTGAGCCAGAAGCTGCATTAACTAGCAAGATTAGCAATGTTTTAAAGCCAACAGTAGCAATATTTGTAGCCCCTGCAACTTTTAATTTATCTATCAATGTGTTCATTTTTTGCCTCCTTCAGCAATTTATATAATAACATTTTTTTCTTTTTTATAAATAGGGGATTTTTCAACCCCCTATCTTATCTCCCCAAATTAAGCAGATTTTGTGCCCAATAGAACTCTGACATACTTGAACTGAGCTAATACGGCATCGTAACGCTCTGTTAAAAGCATATCTTTATATTTATGCTCTGGTTTAATTGAGAATCTGCCTACTGGCTTTTTGTATCCAGCAAAAGCAGACGGAGGAAGAATAGCAGCAACTATATCAGCTGCAACAACTTCGTCCAACGTGAAACCGTCATCAAATACAACAGGAACATTCAAGAAAGGAACATAAGCATCAACATGGAAAGGTTGTGAACCTTGACCTCTGCCTACAGCACCAAGCTCGAACAAGTATTTTCCATCAGTCGCTGATTTCTCAGTGATAGCGGTACTCCAAGTAGCCTTGTCGATTACCAAAACACCTTTGTTTTTATTGGCGATACAAAGCTTCATAATGTCGTCCATTGTAACAGTTCCTGTTGTAGCTACGTTAGCAATTCCAACTTTACCGTATCCACTACCTTGCGGGTAGTGGATTAAGCCTTTAATGCCTTGAGCACCGTTACCGATGAACAAATCTTTAGCTACAGCCAATTTGCTACCTTGAACCAATTTGCCATTAACATAAGATTCAACTCTAAATGCAGAATCTTCAATCATATCGAAAGTAACTCTAGCAGGAGTATCATAATCTTTCAAGTTAACAGTAGCCTCAACGAAACCACCATCAGCCAAAGTGTAATTGATTGCATTCAAAGACTCTTTAACGGCTTTAGTGTTTTCATCAGGCTCGATAGTATCAACAATAACTTTTTTAGTTCTGCTCATAGCAGGCTCAAAAGTTATCATGTTGAATAAGCCCATATCATGGTCTACGAAATCTTGACGAATGTTTTTATCAACTTCAGGTACGATCAAAGCTCCACCTTTAGCATCGTCATAACCAGCATAGCCAGCGATTGTTGCATCAAGCTGAACGTTTTCTCCACTCATGATTCTTCTAGTTTGGCTAGTCAAGTCATCGTGGTACTTACGGAACGCTTCAAGAGAAACTGGAGCTTCCCCATCTTTTTGGCAAGCATTCAAGCGTTGGAGCTGGATTTTTTCAATCTCAGTCATATCGCTATTTGAATTTTTGCTTACAACTTTTTGAAGCTCAATGATTTCTTGTTTATGAGCAGTTAATTGCTCTTCAAAAGAAGATTGAAGTTCAACTTTAACAGCTGAAACAGCAGTTTCGAGTTCAACTTTAGCAGCTTCTAGCGCTTCGCCTTTTGCTTTAGATGTTTTTTCTTCGAGTTTAACATCAAAAGATGCGGACAATTTGTCAGCTCCTTCTTTCAATATTTCCTCTGCGGTTTTACCTTCAAGTTGCACCTTGAATAATCTTTTTTTAGTGTTCATTAGTTAATCCCCTTTACATTATCTATAACTTTTTGTAAAAATATTTGAGCCATCTCGGATTCAGTATTTTTGCTTATTGGTTTTATTCTCTTATCGTTTGCGTACTCAAGCAACAAAGCGTTTTCGTTTGAAGGTATATCGGTTAATGATACCTCGTACCATTCGAACTCTGTTACATGAAATATATCATCTTCGTCCCAGCTTCCGTCAAGAGTCCATCCACCGATGGAAAGTCCAACATAAATGCCTTGTTCGTAAACAGAGATAAGTCTTTCGTTACCATTTTTAGGTATTTCAAGAATTACCAAGATTTTATCATTGAGTTCTTGACACCCAATAACCTTGCCAACTGGAGTGCTATGTTTTTCATAAACGGCTATATTGTCTCCGCTTCTTTTGCACTCTTCCCAAGATTCTATCAATGCTTGGTTTTCAACGATAAAGCCTGCGCTATTTTTATCAGGAGTGCTCGCAATGCCCATAATGTATATATTTTTTTCGTCATCACGATCAAAGTCAAATTCAAGTTTAACCTCGGATTCATTGACTTTTTCTAATTTAAAAAATATACGTTTGCTTTGTTTGCCCACTTCGGAACTCCTTTTGTCATAATCATATAATATGTTTATATTCTTTGCAACTTTTTAACTTCCAGTAAACCCTGTATCGTTTGTTCCACTTGCTCCAGTCTGTGTTACTTTGACTGTTTGAACGACCAATTCGTTATCTCTTTCATCCCCTAAAGGCTTGTAATTATACATTTTTCTTCTCTCGGCTACTGTGAAAATCTGTAGACTAGGAAGATCTTTCATCATACTTAGAAATCTGCCTCTTAATGCAGGAATGTCCTGCTCAAGATAAAATATACTCAAATGGCTATAATTACCATTAAAGTTCTTATAAAAATCAAATATATGGTTATAAAAACCTTGGAACATAGGACAAACCGTCATGTCATAGAACATTTCCATAGCTCTTGAGAAATCTTTACTCTGAACTTTTTTACTCAAAATCCAGTTGGTGCCAAGCCTTTCGAATACCGATTCTTTGGCTTCGGAGACCATTGTGCTAAATTCCATATCTTTATTATTTTGGGAGAGTTGCTTAACGTCTTTATCAGCAGCTCCGTCGAAGATTATAGCTCTGCCAGCATTGCCTGCTCCAGAATGCCTAACTCTAATGCTATCTTCAAGGACTTTTTTAAATTTTGCCTTTAAGGTTTGCTTTATCATAAACACAAGAGAAGGTCTTGCTCCGTTCTCAAGCAAACTTTTGTTATGATAACAGCCATACCAATACATTAGAACCTCTATGCCAGCCCCTTGCACTGGTGACGACGAAAGATGCGAATAGTCTGGGTGAGAATTAATATATGGAGCCAATATTTGTTTTTTATTAGTTTTATGAGAATAATATCTGCCATCAAAAACATACTCACCTTCGTACACTGAATTATTGATTGTATAGTAGGAAATATTATTGACAGAGATGTCGACGCTAGGGGTTACGAGAGGGTAATCTATTATTTTTATTGAGATTATTTCGTTCTTTGACCCCAAATTGAAAAGATAGTAAACAACCCCAAAAAGGTTGTAACTCTTAACACTCTTGCTTATAAAGCTTCTCCTGTTGTCCAATGAATTAGGATTTTCAAGTCTTTTTCTAAAAGCAATAAGCTTTAAGTCGACAGGGTATTCTATCGCTTCCCTATTTTTATCGTCCCAAAAAACAGGTTCAATAGTTCTCATATTTTCAGAAATTCTGTCAATACTTGTGCCTATGCAGGAAATTTTATCGTAAGCAAGCCCAAGCTCTGCCGATGATAATGATGTTTTAGTCCCAGACAACCCTAAATAAGGATTGCCTACAATCTCACCATCTTTTATAGTCACGTCAACAGATGATTCCTCGCTGCTTCCGCCAAAGCCCAGATTATTTAAAACATTTCGAAATACCATGAGAAACCCTCCAAGAAAATAATAACCTACTTATTGGTTTTTTTCAAGAAATCTAAAACTTTATCATTCAATCTAGCCTCTTTGGCTTCAATTATTAATTTTTCAGGAGGTTCCCCACATAGCCCTAAAAGTATATCTACAACTATTTTTATCGTGGGCACTCCGTCTCGACTCGCAGAGCCTTTGCAATACTTCTCATTCAGGCATGTCTTGCAGTCGTCAAATAACCAGCACTCTGCCGAAGTTAATGTCCAGTGCCCTCCGCAATTTACTTTTCTCCCCACCATTAGCCCACCCAGCTTATGCTTATAGGCATGGTTTCAAATTTAGACCGCAATATCAAACTAGCTAAACTATCAGGAGCATCATCTTTTCTTACTCCCTTTTTATAATTATGTATTTGGAGCAGGTATTCGGGGTCCGTTTCTTCAACAAATTGAACAGAAGGGAAATCTTCGGATTGACCTTCTCTCCAGAACGGCCTTATTGTGCTAACTATTTTAATATGTTTATTGAGGCTCTCATGATAGCTTTCAACCTCAAAACCAAGCCCTCTAAACCTGTCCCCCATCAATCCTTTGTCGGTATTTGTCTCTATAAACAATTTATCAACTTCACATTGCTCCATCACCTCTGCCAGTTCTATATAATTCTGGTCAATAGACATCTTCCATAACCTTCCATACACAATGGTATGGTTTGTCTCCCAGTTGTGAGAGCCTATGGTCAAAGCGCAAGTATCTTCTCCTGCGTACTTAGCATCAATATGAGCAAGCACTTCATCAGCTTCGGCAAAATAGCCCCTATTGTAGTTTCCTACATTATTCATCCTAGGAAAAGGTTTTTCATCATCAGAAACAAGTGAAAGCATATAGTTTGCAGCAAAAAGTACCTCGTCATTAAGAACTTTTCTTTTCCANTCNATNTCCTCNTTAGTCATAAGANATGTCTCATAGCAGTTGTAGACAAATTTACCTCTTTTTTTATCTAACTTCCTAAGCCTTTTATGCTGTTCTGGGCTTCTCTCTTTTATTGGAATATCTTCAAGCTTTTTCTGTTCTTCAGTTTTTTCTTTAAGACCTCGCTCCATCAAGGAGAAAACATCCTCCTCGTGCCAAGGTGTCCCGATGTTGATAATTCTAGTATCACTAAAGCCCTTATTGTTAGACAAGAGGTTCATCATCTCCTGATACTTAGAAATAGTGGCCCTCCGCTCAGCATCTGACTCCCTATCAGCGGTCGTACAATTATGGACTAAAACATCGTTTGCGTAGTAGACATGGCAATCATCGACCTCGATATTATAAACCCTTTGAAAGATTTTTTTCTCTATATCTTTTTCGTGCTGCACAGTTTTTGCAAAGTCCGTCTTTATTTCTTGTGGCCGTATTTGTCTTATAAATCTTTTTACATTCCACGCACTCAACATCAATATAGCAAGTATTTGCTTTGTTTTCGAGTTTCTTTTTCTGCCAATGCTTCCGACTGTTTTCTTGCTTCCCACACTTTCTGCACATCCCTGAAGATCTTCTGATGTCGGTACTATATATTGCCCCACACTTTGAGCATTCTGCTTCTTTGTAAAAGTTTTTTCTACAATATTCATGCATTTTTTTAGAATTTTGCATTGATACTGCCAACCCTGCCTTAGAGCGCAACCATTCGAGTTGTTTTGGCCTAGCTTTTTCTTCAAGATTTTTCTTACACCATTCGACACGCTCGAGCATGTGCATTTTTTGATGTTCATAAAGTGGTAAGCACTCAAGATTTTCAATACTGTTATTGCTTGGATTATGGTCAACATGATGTATGACATGGTTGGCAGGTATTTCACCATTATGTTTTTTCCATATTGCTCTATGAAGCATCTCTCCAGTCCTCGATCCATGAGGTGCCCGCAAGATATAATACTTTCCTCCAGTGCGCTGCCATTCCCTGTCATCCCACTCAATAGTTTTTCCGCAATTTTCCATTCGACCAGCTCCTTCAAATTGAATCTACTTAAATCATTATCACACGAGATGTCCAATAAGTCAAACCGATTTTTATTTTTATTATATACAGGATGATCGGCAGTGCCAGTTAACCCAACATTTGTTATGACTTCAGCTTCTCTGTTCATCACTTTTTTTATTTTTTTGCAACCAAAAGGAGTTACTACTAAATCATTTATTTTTAACTTTTCTATATCTACTTTACCGAACGGAGTCGCTATCTTAGTCCCAGCAATGAAGCATATATCGTCCGTAACTATTATGCTAGAGTGCTTACCTGTCAGAGGAGAACCAAGCCCCAATGCTCTTAATTGATATTCCCCCGATAAGCTCACGTTCAAATTTGTATCAATAGCCAAAGCTGTATCGGTAGTTTTCTTAAATCCACCCCTTTTTGCTACATCAGGATGTAAAATATTTATAAAATTCTGGAACAATGGAGTGTCGAGGATTTTACTGACACCATTAATAAGCTCTTTTACAGCATCTTCCGACTTTCTAATCAAAATAAACGTCTTTTGAGGTTGCAATATCAGCCAAATAGCCAAGCAGAGCCTAAGGCTCGAGCTCTTGTAACTATCTCGATGCGCCTGATGGACCACTACCCTAAAGCTTTCAGGATTAACAAGCCATTCTTGCATCCACTCGCCATGAATTTCCTCAAGCAAATCATAACCAGGTCCTAACATTTTACCAACCTTATGTGCCTCATTGGTCAATAAATCAACAAGTTCATCCTTGGTCCACTCGTCCCCCTCTTTTCTCTTGTTTTTTTCAGGGAAGTAATTAGTAAATTGTTCTAAGTCAATATCTTCAAGCCTAAAAGGCTCATATTTAAGAGGCATTATAGGTGGCAGTTCAATAGGCATTGGCTGCGGAAGCATTTCATGAGGCAACGAGTGCAGAATATCAAAACTATTCTTGGTTAGATAAAATCCGCCACCACTTACTCCGACTTCTCGTCCGCCTCTATGGAGAACATAGGCAATACCCTTGTAGAGTGTCTTACATAGGCTTACCGCCACCACAAGCTCTTCATGCCTAAGCAATTCATCATCAAGAAAATCATAATAGACCGCATCGTTTGCCTCCATGCTGCCCCCATGGCAGTTAAGATAATAGGCAAACCTTGAATAAAGGTTTTTTTGCTCAGTCGTTGGATTTACCATTGTCATTTTGCGTATCCTCTACGTCTATAATAATCTCATTAAGTTCTTCTTGTCTACGCTTTTCCAAAATCTTCTGTTTTTGCTTTTCAATCAAAGCAGTAACTTCATTATAACTTGCTGTCAAGTTTACATTAACCTGGGTTGACACAGTTTCAATCTTATCAGCCCATTTGCCATTAGACATATTTTTTAAGATAAATTTATTGGCATCAAGATCAGGAGCTTTTTTAAACCGAAGCAAATGAACATTGCCCTCTTTGTCAAGTTTTTCTTGCTCACCTCTTGCCCCATTAGCAATTTCCCATAAGTTAGCTTCCGCCTGTTTTGTCCAGTCTTTACCTTTAAGCTGTTCGCTGTATGGAATATCGTCGTCGTAACTCATTTACACCTCCACAAACAGGTCGCCAACAGTGCAATCTAGCACATGGGCTATTCTGATCAAGGTAGATGTATTGGGTTTTGTTTTTCCGTTTTGATAGCTATAGAGGGGGTTATTGGATATATCCATCTCTATGGCCAATTTATACAAAGGCCAACCTTTAAATTTTAAAGCTGCGTTTTTTATATCCAATTTTGTCATCTCTATATCTCCAATTGACCAGCCAGGAATGCTTCTTTTCTTGACGAGAAGAACAGTCCAGCGCCAGGCGCTCCGTTAGGGTATTTTTTGTAAATTTTAGCTATTGTTTTAGCCCCAGAGGTGCTTTTGCCAAAAATATCAACCTCTTGGTCTATTTTTATTTTGCCCGCATTAACCAGATACAAAACATCCTCTTTCATGTCCTCAGCGTTGGCATAGTCAACAAACTTCTCAAAATCAAGGTCAAAAGTTATCCGCTTGCCCTCAATCGAGTCAATCTTATCACATGAAGCAGCATACTCTATCACTTTACTGTTTTTGCTCTCTTTTTTAGAGTACAGGGTATGTTTTTGGAATCTTTGCATAGTTTCTTCAATAGGTGGCTCAGGCTCGCTCAAAATATCCTTAACCTTAGGACAAACAATCTCCTCAGCGATAATAAATACATTCAAAATGTCGGGACAGTCTTTGTACTGCCTCCTCATCCTTTTAATCTCCCCAGGAACAAGTGCTGACATAATCTTATTTGCCGAACCATATTGCTCCTCAAGCATAACAACAAGCTTCTTTACCTTCATTTCCCCTCTCTCAAGGCTCTCAACCATACCTTTAATATCTATCTGGTCAATACTTGCAGGCATTTTATCAACAGCAGGCTCAGCAGATACAACAGCAGGAGTAGGATTTACCTTTACAGTTTGGTGAGGGGTTACAACCAAACCACCACTTATTCTTGGTAAGCCAGCCACAAGCAATTTAATACCACCAGGAACAGTGAATTGCTCAAAATACTTGTCAAAATACTCTTTTTGCTCATCAGTAAGCCTAAATGAATACTTTTGTTTCTCAGCCAACATCTCAGGGCAAAATTGACCAAAGTCAGGCAGTGGCTCATTTTCACACTCAAATCTCCACCCTAAAGTAATATAATCCTTTAAAGTCATTATTTTATTCACTGTGGTTTTTTTATTGGGTGCTTTGCCCTTAATCCCTTTGGTAATGCTCATAAAGCCCTCTTTTCATTGTCTAAATTTGTATGTTTAATTATATAGTGATATTAATCAAAAGTCAACAATTTTATCTTTTTTCGTTAAAATTCATTCATTTTTACTATTTTTTGTATAGTGATATTTATAATATTTTATCTTTTTTGAACAGATTTGGAGTGATAATTATTAAATGCGTTGGAATATTATGGGTGATATTTGTTGTATAGTCTGGCTAAAATTTGGAAAATTTAAAAATTTTTGTGGTGGTGCTATCCCTATTTTTGAGCGGATAATCTCACTTTTTTAGGGGGTGGGGGGGGGGCTATTGCTTGCCCTGACTGACTTTGAGGCTTATTTTATATCGGTTCGATATATACCTATAATAAATATTATGTATAGACAAGGCTTAAAACTACCGCCCTATGTGTTTATACCTTGATGATATTTCTCTCTTCCCCCTGCTTTTATATACCTCTTTATATTGATATGATTGAGCTGTTGTTTTTGGTTACGTTCAAGCCTCTTTATTTCATCGAGTTACAGCCCTTTAATATGTCAATTATAGCGTGTCGTTATTGAGCTTGAGGCATATAAAAACCTGAAAAGGGTACATTTTACACGTTGAAGCAGGTTTTATACCGCCAGAAGCCCCCGCCTGACTGTCTTTTCTTGTGTTTATATTATTTTACTCTTATAGAGTATAACTACTATATATATATATATATATAAATATATTTTATATGTTTACTTTTTAATATATATTGTAGTAACGTATTAAAAACTATATAAAACATTCCTAAAGCCAAGCTGTACAAGGCTTAAGCAACTATTAAATGAACCTCCCTAACTGTAAAACATACCATTACAGAGATTGTAAAGCTGAAGAAGGTTGTAAGACAAGGGTTTATAAGGCTTTACATAAATACATAAATCGTAACAAAATATGTCTCAAAGTCAATAAAATCAGTATTATGCAATTGTAAAGAAGTTACTATATTTTTATATAATTTTATATAAAAAGGTAATTTTGTTTATATAACAATATAAAACATTCCCCTGTTTAATTAAACATATAGACAAATTAAAAGAGAGGAAAAGGCGGGCATGCCTGATATAGTTGAGAGAGCATATAAAATGAGCATGTCAATCGGCATGCGGGCATGGTGCTTTACAATGTATGACACAGTGGTAAATGCTTGCTATGATTGATTTATTGGCTGATGTTATACTTTTGAGGGGGTAAAAAGATAGCTCCCGAGGCTAACATGTATTGCTTAAAATATAGCTCGAAAGGATAGCAATAATTGGTCATAATCGGGTATTATATATATGTAGGCAATAACTAAAAAACGCATTGGCAAGCCGTAGCAATTAAAAGGAAGGGCAAAAATATGAGCGTAAATATTCCCAATTTTATTATTAACGACCAAAGAGCGAAGGCGGACTTGATAGAGACTAACCGCAAAATTAAAAACCTCGATAAAATCATTTTATCGCTGAAAATTAAAATTACAAAAACATTACTTGCATTTTTTAAATTCGCAGCGATGGCGGTTATTGTCTTTATGATTTTTGGAGGGCATGTGTAATGGACTTAACTCATTGTTTGAAAAAATCCCCATATGTTGACGTTTATAGTATTTACACTTTAGACGTACGAGCGAAGGGACAAGCTGAAAATGTTAAATTAATATGCTCTAATGATTATAAAAACATCCAAGACGATATAAACCAATTAAGGGCAATAACTTTGAAGGAAGGCGGGCATGTAAGCTATGAATAAAAAAGAACTAGAGATTTTCAATAAAATATCGAATGAATTGGAAGAACTTAAAGAAAGTGATTATTTTTATAATCTACATAAAGCAACTTTGATTTTTATTGCCTTTGGTGGTTCAGGCATTAAGGGCATAAAATGGATAAGCAAAGACTACAAATGTAATAGCGATGTTTTTACAAATGCATGTTGCTACTATTTCAAAAAAACCGACATGCCAAAAAAGATACTAAACGAATGCGTGGACATTCTAAAAGAGTATGCCGAAAATGTAAAAAAGCATGCCGAATGTCCTACGATGTTACTATTTTAAAAGAAGGACAAAAACTATGCCCGAGTTGAGGCCAGCAAAGACGGGCAAAAACAGTTATTTTAACTGATGCTTATAGTCTGGTTGAAGTTTTTACACCTGCGGGAGTAGTACGAAATTATTTATTTAAGAGGTAAGAAACATGAATAAAACACAACAAAAAAATCTACAAAAAGCTAAAAGCCTACTAGCATGCGGATTGTCGGAGGATAATTCAAGGGAATGGGATAATCTTTTTGAGAATGGACACAATAATACTAATTCAATCTTATGCGGTTTATATTATGAGGCGGTCAAGGATGACCATTTAAGGCGGTTAATTGCAAAAAATGGGTATTATATCCCCTATATGCTTTTGAATGCCTTAAAACTCGATACAGTAGTTTTGAAGTCTCATGGGGAAATAAGTTTACAAAAAAAAGAAAATAAATATTTTGTAGTTGCAGAATTTGGTACAGAATTGGAGGAGCATAACCGATTAAATGCGGATTTTGCTTATAACTTGATTTTGCCGTACTTGGAAAAATAAATATTAAGTTTTATTAAATAACTTGCATTATTAAAATTTTTCGATTACAATACAATAAAGATACAAAAATGAAAGCAGGTGCAAAAAATGGTCACTGAAGTTATTTTTAGAAAATACAAGAAAAAACCGCATGAAATTATAGCCATGTTCCCTTATGAGATACATAGCGGATATGACATAACATGCTATGAGTATTTAGGTCAACATGGGAGCAGTGACAGATTTTTTTCAAAGTTTACAAGTCCATGCAAGGATAAAAGTGAGTACGGACGTTTGCTTGATGAATTGATCAACAGAGTGGGTTATGATGATTTAAAAATAATTCAGAGGGTCAACCATTCTAAGTATTTAAAGGCAGTCAAAGAACAGAATCAAAAAAGAGGAGCGTAAAAATGGAAAAATATCTACTAGATGACTTTGAGAGCGATTTTCAAAACGGAGATATTCAGGCGGTCAATGGATTTTTTGACAGAATGAGCGAAAAAATTAAACGTGAAACATACAAAAAAGTTTTTGGACGTGAGTTTGATTGTCCAAGCCGAAAAATCCCCCCTCTGCCGCTTGATATTGCTTACAAAGTAGCTCTTATGGAAATTGCTAAACAAAATTAATTACTAAAAAAGAAAGAAGGTGCAAAAAATGAATACAAACGTAAAAGAAAAAACTTTAGTAACTGTTTATGAGTCAATAAGCAATAATAGGTTTGAGCCTACTAGAAGTTTAAGACCATGGGGCTATGCTGACAAAAAAGACGAATGCGAAAAAAGTATCAAACAAAGTATTGAAACATGGAAAAAACGCTATCAAGATTGTAAAAACGAGAATAATGAGGAGGGCATGGCTTTTGCTGCTGCTTATGTCGAACAGTATACAAAAGAATTTTTAACCGTCCGAGTTATTGACATTGAGGGTTTTGAAAAAGAGCAGGCAAAATTACTTCTGACTGGACCTCAAGAAATAACAGAAGATATCTATTGGGAGATGCTGGAATGCTTGCCGCCTCTAAAAATGGGGAAAAACTATTTTATAATGTCTGAATTTTTTACGGACAGCTATACAAGACAGTTTTTTAAAAAAAATAAAAAGTATTATACGCAAATGATTGATTATAAAAATCAAGATACATGGGCGGTGCTATGATGTTATTAACGCTTGATGTTAGAAAAAATGAATTTTTTGGCAATCGCTATTATTTTGCTGGTATTATTAATGGGTTTGCTTGGAGGAATGGCGAAAAATTCTTTGGAATTATTCATGAAAAAAATAGGCTTCACATATCAGCAGAAAATGCGATAGAAGTAATTAAGGAGCTTGAGAAGCTAAAAAAATCTATTAATAGGATGATAAGCGAAGGATTTTTAAACGAGATAATAAAAAAATTAAAGGAGGAAAACCATGCAGTTTATTAACGACCAAAAATGCACAGAATGCGGAAAGGTATTCACGCAACTTGATGAAGTTTCTATCTGTCATGCTTGCTATATTAAAAAAAATATAATAGATACGTCAAAGGATTTTGTTTTAAATTTCAGAGGAGTAGACTCATGGAATCGCCCAATTTTTGAAAGAAATAAAAAATTTTATGGAGATACTTGCAATTTATTTGCGTACGATGCAAGCAGCTTTCAGGTATTAGAATTTTACAAGCAAAATCCGCAGATGATTGCAAATATTAGTTATCTTGGGGAGTATTTTGGATGTGAACCATCAGGCGGAACACTTAGAAAAGATTTAAAAATAGTTTTAACGGAAAGGAAATAAAAAAAATGAGCTTCAAAGACTTTCTACAGAGAAAAAAGGAAAGCGGAACTTTGTACCAAGCTACCTTTATTGGTAATAATATTTGCGGAAATTGCGATTATAGACAGCCATTTAAAAATAATTGTTTAAAATTTAACAATCCGATAGAAAGAATAAGGCAAAGAAACGGAGGATTTCATCACTTGCCATGTAAAGAGTGCCTAGAATATTTCATAAATAGTGAAGATTTAATTTTTATAGAAAAATCTTATAATAAAAGAAAAGGAGGGGAAAACCATGCAAGTAAATGAAGTTTTAAGCCAATGCAAAATCAGCGGGCAAGTTGTAACGCTTCCCTATGTAAAACTAGATAGAAAACTATATCAAGAGGTCGCAAAAAAAATCGAATTAATTGGCGGCAAGTGGTGCAGAAAAAACAAAGGTTTTGTTTTTCAAGAAAACCCATCCGAATTGTTCGAGGCAATAAAAAACGGAGAAAAAAAAGACTTGAAAAAAGAATATCAATTTTTTGAAACCCCAAAAGAAGTTGCAGAAAAAATGGCAAAAATTTTGGAAGGCATGGAGATTGATACAATTCTTGAGCCGTCGGCAGGACGTGGGGCAGTCTGTAAGGCTATAAATAAAATATGTCCCCCAAGAAGGTTGTTTTACTGCGAGTTAATGGAGCTAAACCGTAAGCAATTTAAAGGCGATGCCGAACTTTTGATGGATGACTTTTTGGCATTGCCTGAGCATTTAAAATTTGATGCAATTGTTGCGAATCCTCCATTCTCTAAAAATCAAGACATAGAGCATTTTATGAAAATGGATATACACGCAAGAAAAATAATTATTTCTATAATGTCGAACCATTGGAGAAACAGTCAAAATAAAAAAGAAACAGCCTTTAGAGAATTTTTAGAGGGTGCTGGGGCTGAAATTCATGACCTACCAGCGGGAACATTTAAAGAATCAGGCACCATGGTCGGAGCTTGCATAGTAGTAGTGAGAAAACAGGAGAAAAACATGGAATTTACTGCAAAAATAGAAATAAAAAACGGTGAAATTTTGATTACTCCAGAAAGTCATAATAATTCATATATGATTTTTGGAAAATTCATCTAGGAGAATCGAGATAAAAAAATAAATGATATTATAAACGTATTACCATTTTAAAAAAAGGAGAAAAAACATGATAGTAGTATCAAGAGAAAAAATAAGGGAAGTAGCCGAAAAAAGGCGGTTGAAGATTGTTTTGATGCTGTGGCAGATTTCAAGGCATTCGTCGCAAACCAAGTTATGCTGTTTAATGGCTCAGCACCTGACGACTGCGCCATAGATATAAGGACAGTCGGAACAATGCAGGAGTGCGTAAGCTTTTTGCAAAATCACCATGACCTTTATGTCCATACGATAAGAACTAATTTTACATTTTAAAAAAAGGAGAAAAAAATGAATACATGTGAGCAATGCTATACCCCGAATATTGACGAATTAAAAAAAGTAGTTTACCAAGACATGACTTTTTGCTCTATTAATTGCTTTGTTGATTCAAAGTATTTCGATCATAGTGAACTTGACTTCCTTGTTAAGCTGAAAGAGGATTATGCTGCTTTAGAAAATGAAAAGGATGATTTTGAAAGAATAAACGAAAGCTTAGAATACAAAAACCAATCTTACAGCGAGGAATTGCAAAAAATATTTGATAAGTACGACGATGATTTTGAAAAAGGCAACGAAAAATTGGATGAAATTTTATTGGCTCTAGTAGTGATAAAAGAAGAATGCGAGGGTTGAAAAATGATTTGCAAATATTGTAGAAAAAAAATAAATGAGCCAGAGGCATATAATCAGGCTTGCAAAGAACTTGCAGAAAAAAAAGGGCTTGCATTCCATACCTACGAACATGTGCCTTGCGGGGTTGAACTACAATGCTCATGTGGAGCCATTAACAAGGTGGTAGAGGATGCTTGAACTGCCTAATGAGATAGATACCAATGCAGAGTTCGTCTGGTTGCAGGAATGCACTCCAGAGGTAGGGAACTGCCAAAAATGCCAAAATGAAAGTTGCATATATTACGAAAATGAAAGTGAGGATTGACATGCAAAAAAAAAGAATAAAAATAGTTATAAGCACCGAGCAAGAGATACTAAACCTGAGACAGGAAGGCTTAACAGGCAGGCAGATAGGCGAACGAATGGGATTAAGTAAGTCGGTGGTTTATAAGTATTTAAAGCTGAACAGAGTGCCTGAGATCGAAGAGAAAAAACAAAAAAAAATAAAAAATCTAAATGAACTAATTTCTTTGAGATTGTTTTACTTTTGTGAGGACGTGGTTATCCTTGCTAAAAGGCTTGCCGCAGAAATTATTTTACAAAATCCTGAAAAAATAGTAATATCAAAAAGGATACAATCTATTATAAAAAAAGAAAAAATAAGCAAGGTCGTAAATATTCTTGAGGCTACTAGCTTACGAGTAAATTTGGAGTATGTAGGAGGGTAAAACATGACAAGACATGCTATCGAGCAAGCATGGGACCGTTATAAGATGGCTTTAGACTTTGAAGATTTGAGAATAATTCTCAATAAAATTTTTGAAGGTGAAGCCAAAGAAATTAAAAAACCAAAAAATATTTTAGGGCTTGAAGGACCTGGTAAGCAGTACAATTTAAGATACTATGGCAAGCTTATTCAAGCAGTAGTGATTGAGGACAAAATAGTAACCTTCAACCCTATTGGCAAACGTGAAAGCTGGCATAAAACCCAAGAAGAAAAAACAAGTAACGACTATAAATTTATGAAAAAAAGAAAAAAATGAAAGAGGTTCAAAAAATGAAAAAAATATCTTTATGTCTTATACTATTTTTTATGGCTATGAGCCAAGCTTATGCCTTGGATAGTATCGAAGAAAAATACCAAGCCTTGATTAAGTCAGGGCTAACTCCTGTCGAAGTTAAAAGCGTTCAAAAAGCTAAAAGGTTTGCAAACTTACCCTTAGGATGTATCTACACTAAGCAATATAAACTTATTTGGCTGGATTTGCTTTTTTATCCATTCAACATAAAGTACAATAAAAAAGAAATGATAGAAGAGGTTAATAGGATAAACATGGAAGCTACCGTGAAATTTTACGAGAACTAAAATCCACGAGAACAAAAAAATAGTGTTATAATAAAAAATAATTTCGGTGCAGAAAAAAATAAGGGTATGGGTTTGCACCAATCCATGCCCGCCCTTCGGGGAAAGACGGAGCGAAAAGTGTCAAAAATATTAGATTTAGTCGGCAAAAAATATGGAAAATTATTAGTCCTGAAGTTTTCGCACATAGCAACAAATAAGACTTCAAGCTGGGAATGTATTTGCGAATGCGGGAACGTAATTATAACTTCTGGCACCAACTTAACAAGGTCAAGGCGACCTATGATAAGTTGTGGCTGCTATGGGACTGATGGACTCAGAAGGCATTATTCATCAGGCACTAGGTTGTACAATGTTCTGCGAAGCATGAATATGAGGTGTTATAGCAAAAAGGCTATCAATTATGAGCAATACGGAGGCAGAGGAATAACAATTTGCGATGAATGGAAAAATAAATCTGACGGGTTTTTAAATTTCAAGAAGTGGGCTTTATCAAATGGCTACAAGGAAGATTTAGATGAGAAGGGGATAAACAAGTTAAGCATTGATAGAATTAACGTGAACGGGAATTATTGCCCAGAGAATTGTCGTTGGACAGATAAAAAAACTCAAACAAACAACAGGACTAATAATATGAAAGATAAATTCAGCTTTTTGCTAAAAAATCTTGTCGAATATTGCATGATAAAAAATATAGCCAAAGAAAAAGTTTTTGAACGCATTGATGAAGTATGGGAGGTGTTCCATCGCTAATTTAGAGCTGATTGATGAAATAGTGAATGAGGTTTCGAAGGTAAGAGGAATTGACTTACCTCCTGTTTGCTTAAAAATATTGCTTTTGACCTATTGGATGTATTGCGTTAATACTTATGATGTAAAATATCATAATGAGTTTTTAGGGATGACCATGAGGCTCAATAGCGGGTGTATAATACTTTGCCAAAAAGGAACAGGAAAAAGTTTGTCTTTAAAGATTTTTCGAGAAATTTTCTCCAAAGTCGAAGAAGAGAGAAGCCGGAGATTTGAAGAATCAAGGGAAATGAAAATTGGCAGATACGAAAGAGCCATGATTCCTTTAACTAATGAACAAAAAAAAGAAATTGACGATTTCTACCTTGAGCATGGCAATTCTGTTGTAGAAATTTTTGAAGATACCACTACCGCAAAAAATCTTTGCGATGCTTATGCTAAGTCAAAAAAATATTCAGTAAATAATATTTTGTTTAACATCGACGAGGCGGGGGATAGAATTTTTAAAGAAGCTTTCAGTAAAAACCCTTCTGTAAGCTCAAAGGAGTTTGTAGGGGCTATTAATCAGCTTTTTGATGGCTATTGCGGAATGGGGCAGTCTAAGGCTTCAAAAAACGAAGGCATTTCAAGTCAATCAGGAGTTGGTGCTAATTTCATCTTTGCTTCTACTGCTGAGTTCTTAAAAGATTACCATGTTCAGCAAAGGTATGAAAGCAGTTTCGAGGGGGGATTTGCTCGTAGATTGCTTTTTGTTAATTGCCCACCCATTGACCCGCTTAAGACGAGCAGGAAATTTTATAAGCCTGACATAACCAATTTTAAGAAGATAGCAACTAGCATGGTGGACAACTTGCCGAGAGGATTAGAAATGACTTTTACACAAGAGGTCAAAGACATATTGGAAAAAGAAGGTATATGGGGAACAAATATTGACATACCTACGGAGTTTTTGCTCTTAACGTTTTGTACCGCTTTAGCAGCTTGGACAGGAGATAGTCAAATACAAGTAAAGCATTGGGATTACATGATGCAAGTGTATAAAGACATAAAAGCATTGAGCATGGATGTAATCAAAGAGGATACTACAAATTACGATAGAATTTGCGTTTTTGTTCGGGAATATTTAGAAAAAAATAAAACCAAGAAAAAGGTACCCATTGCTCTTGTTAAAGATTTTTGCTGGCGGAATAAAATGTGCTTTGGCAGTAAGTTTAACGCTTGGTTTAGAGAGTTGCGTAACGATTTTGGCGAAGCTAATTCCAGTAAGTATATTTTAGAAAAAAATCAATTTTACGTTTGGATAGCTGAAAATTTTGCATTTGGGGAGGATTGAAAATGAGCAAAGATTGGACAGGAAATAAAACATCACCATTCATAGCCTTAGGAGCTAGCAACCACTCAGATGGAGAAAGGGAAGAGAATGACTATTATGCAACAGAGCCTCTAGCGGGGGAAGAGCTTTTAAAGCTTGAGCCAAGTCTAGGTAATATTTGGGAATGTGCTTGTGGCGGTGGACATTTAGCAGATGTTTTTGCAAAAAATGGCAAACTTGGCTCTGCTACCGACCTGATTTACAGGGGTTATGGAGTTGGGGACTGTGATTTTTTAGAACAAGAGTGGAGTTGGGAAGGCGACATCGTGACGACCCCGCCATATAAATATGCTCGAGAGTTTGTAGCCAAGGCTTTAGATATAATTCCAGAAGGCAGAAAAGTTTGCATGTTCTTAAAGCTGACGTTTTTAGAGGGGAAGGCTAGAAAAAAAATGTTTGAAAAAATCCCTCCCAAGTTGGTTTATGTTACTAGCTCGAGGCTTAATTGTGCAAAGAGCGGAGATTTTGAAGCCTGTGCCAAAGCTAGTGCCGCAGCTTACGCATGGTTTGTGTGGGAAAAAGGATATAAAGGTGATACTATTTTGAAATGGTTTAATTAGGAGGATTAAAAATGTTATCAATAGACGATGTAAACAGGCTTGAGTCTGAGAATAAAAAACTAAAAAAGCAATTAGAGCTTGCTAAATTAATTATGGAGAACATGCTTTATTGCTTAAAGACAGAAGGGGACGACGACCCCAATGGGGATTGCGGAATAAAAGGACATGTCGATTGTAAAACATGTCAAGCCAAAAGGCTTGAGGAGTTTTTGAAAGAAATCGAGGGGTTGGAAGATGGCAATTAAAGCAATAAAAAAAGCCAATGAAGATGAGGCTCAAGCTCATATTTGCTCTTGGTGCTTGCAAAATGGACTAATTCCTGTGGCGGTAGTTAATGGCATAAATCTAAACGCTGCCATGTCAATTTTTAAAGAAAATGGGCTTTCGTTGGCAAGGCTAAAAGCAATGAACGCAAAACAAATTGCATTGCTGAAGAAAGAAGGTTTACATTCGGGATTCCCAGATTTACTTATCGTCGGGAATACCTCCTCGAGAGAAAAAATCCTATTTATGGAAAATAAAGTTAAAGGCAATAAGCCGAGCGATTTACAACTTGCTTGTCATGATTGGCTCAGAAGCTTGGGGTTTACGGTTGAAGTGAGTAAAAATAGTATTGATGCCATAGCTAAAATAAGAGCTTTTTTTGAAGGTTCAGAACAAAAAGAAAATAGAGATTACATCTCTGTCAGAAAATTTATTTTAAATAGAAAAAAAGAGATAGAAAATGAAAATAACGAATGAGCAAAAGCCAATACTAAAGAGAGCAGTCGGGACATGTGGACAAGGTATGCAGGTTGCTATCGCTATCGAGGAGATGGCGGAGCTGATAAAAGAACTAATAAAAAACGCTCGAGGTGGTAATAACGAAAGACATATTTGTGAAGAGGTTGCGGATGTGTTCATTATGCTTAGCCAATTAGAGATGATGTTCGACCCGCAGGGCGGAGAGACAAAAAAGAATATTCACAACAAAATGACAAGACTTAAATTAAGATTAAACCAATTAGAGAAAACGAAGAAAGAAGGTGCAGAATGAAAAAAGTTTATGTAGCAGGGCCTATTAGTTCAGGCAAGACTGAGCAGTCCTTAAGGAACTTAAGAAATGGAATAGTCATGGGGGCGAAATTGCTTAACTTGGGATTTTCACCGTACGTCCCACATCTTGATTACCAATACAATATGGTTCAAGATACCCTCCATATAGACGCAGAAACCTATTATGAGCATGACTTGCAATGGTTAGCGGTTTGCGACTGCATGGTCGTATTGCCTGACTATCAGAAAAGCAAAGGAGTTTTAGCGGAAATAAAATTTGCCAGAGAGAGAGATATTCCTGTTTATTATGGACTTGAGGCATTGATTATCGGAGAATTGTGTTTGAATAATTAAAAGTCCACGAGATTAATTATTTTGCGTTATAATAGTATTACATAGTAAAGATGCAAAAAAGAAGGAGGCCAATATGGCTAACATGAAAAATTGGGTGCAGCCCGAAGTTACAACAAAAGAAATTTATGATGGATTTTATCCTGTCGTAATAGCAATGAGCAAACTTTTTGACAAAAAAATGGAAAAAGATGGAGTAGTAACGGTAAGGCAAACTTTAGCGTTAACATTCAAAACCTTACAGGAAGTTCCATTTCCCGATAAAACTCAAGGCAAAATAGTTGTTGAGCAAGAATATTATTTTGATACTAGCTTCCACATGAATGCAGTAAATGGCATAGCAAGAGCTTCAGGCATTCCTAATTTCCAAGACTCTAATGATTTTGAAGCCAAAACTTTGATGATAGGCATGATAAACCGTCATTATGAAAGTAGAGATGGAGAAGCCAGAACCATAGCTCAAATGGGTACAGGTTTATTCAGTTATGCTCCACTCCGTGAGAACAGTCAAGTCGAGTTTGCTGCAACTGGCCTTCCCGAAGGCTATAATGAGGATGAATTGAAGGATTGGTTTAAGACAATAGTAGCTAGATATAAAACCCCTAAATAGTTAATAAGATTTAAGATTTAGGAGATGAGTAGCTCAACGGTTAGAGCAGTGAGCATGCGATAATATAAACACATAGGTTGCCGGTTCGAGTTCGGCCTCATCTCTTAAAACTTAATAAAAATAATAAATCTAAAGGTGCAAAAATGATAAAGATTTCAGACTTAAAAAAGATAAAAAAGAATTGCTTTGACAAATTAGCCAAAGAAGCCCTGCAAAAAGACGGACTTGCTGTTAGCATAAGACCATTAGGGCTTGAATTAACCCAAGTTATGATGTCGAATGGCAATGATTATGCTCGAGTTGTTTTAGACAACCACAAAGCTTTGGCAGTGCCCGGAGTGTGCTTGAATTGGAAAGACTTTTTGAAAGTTTGTGAACTTTTCCAAAAGGAAATAACAATTACTAAAAAGGACAACAGGATAAAAATTTCTGAAGATAAAACAAATTTAACTTGTACAGAATTTGCCCATACCTTCAACTCGGCATGCGACTTTAAATTTGACTTCAAAGAAGCGTTATTGCTTGAAACAAAGGATTTATTTATATTAGATTCTCATTTGCCTATGAATGGATTTGCAATAACTCAAGATAAATTGCTGAGTTGTGATGGATGTATTTGCATAGTCAATAATTTAAGTGAAAACTTTGGGGATAACATCTTGAAATATCCCGACAAGTTCCCAGACGGTAACTGGTATATTGGTAAAAACAGCCAGTCAATAGTCAGTAAAGATAAGAGAACTTTAGCAACGAAAAGACTTCTTGAAGGCACTTACCCTGCCAATACATTGCTAATGCTGTCAAAGCAGTTTTTGAGCAATAGTTTCACTTGTAACGCTAAAGAATTGGAGGAGAAATTTAAGCAATGCTCTTTGATTTTTGATAAAATGGAGCTAGGATTTGGCAAAGATGAATTGACTATTCAATCAGAAGGTTCGAGCCAAAATAAATTTAAAACCTCTATCCCTGTAAAATATACACAAAATACTATAAGGAAAAGCATAAAGTTTATGGTCAAATATATTTCCATGTTTTGCAAGTGTGCAGATAAAGAGGGAAATATTAAAATATTTTTTGATGATAACGAGGGACAGCACATGCTTAAAGCGGAGTGTGAAAAATATATAATTTTCGCTATGGGTATAGGACCTGCATAACAAAGGAGAGAACATGAACAAAAAATTAAACGCAACTTTCATTGACGGTATTGGCAAAGATGCTGAAATTGAGCAAAACGCTCAAGGCGGATTACAGAGCAAAAGCCCTGCATATTTGTATCTTATTGACCCTGATGTCTTGAAAAACGTAATAGATTCTGGGGACGAGTACCATGGGAACGTTGAAATGTCTATAAAGTTTATTTGCGATTATATGAGAGGCTATAAAGTTCAATCTTTATATAACTCCATGAACTGCTTAGAACCTGAGGCAGTCAAGCGATTAATTTTAATCGGCAAAGTCCTGCAATATGGAGTAACTCAAAGTAACGGTGGGAAAGGCTATCCTGTAAATAATTGGAGGTTAATACCAAGAGAGCAGCACATTAATCATGCCTTAATTCACCTTTTGGCATTGCTTGCTGGCGATACGCAAGATGACCACCTTGAGCATGCTCTTTGCAGGATGCACATGGCAATAGCTACTAAGGAAACAGAAGGTTTCAGTTATACGGAGCCGTTCAAGCCATGAAATATGACTTGATTGAGATAGACCCACCATGGTTCTACAATCCAAGAGAAGGGGCTTGCGGCTTTTCTAAAGGGCAGACAAAATCCGGTGGTGGAGCTGCAAAGCATTACCCGTTGATGAAGGACAAGGAGCTTTTAGATTTTAAAGATACTATTAATGAACTTGCCTCTGATAACTGCATCATGTTTATGTGGGCTACCATGCCTCGGCTAGATTTCGCCATCGAATTAATGAAATCATGGGGCTTTAAGTGCAAGACTACGGCTTTTGTATGGATTAAAATAAATAAAGACGGAAGTTATAGGATTAACCCAGGCTACTATTCGGGCAGTAATTCAGAAATAGTTTTGCTCGGCATTAAAGGCAAGAATGGCGGAAAGTTCAAACCAAGCCAAAAGTTAATAAGCCAAATTATAGCAGAGCCTATTAGGGAACATAGCAGGAAACCTGACGAGGTTTACAGAAGAATTGGCCTTATGTACCCTGAATTGAAAAAAATAAGCGTATTTGCTAGGGAGGGCAGGACAGGATTTGATAGTTTTGGCAACGAGGTAAATAAATTTGACTCTGCAACTTAGGGATTATCAGACAAATGCAAATAAAAAACTTGCAAAGGCTATCGGGGTAGGCAAAAAGACAGTCCTATATTCACTTCCGACAGGAGCCGGTAAGACGGTTTGCATGGCGGATTTCGCCATAAAGTCCTCGAAAATAGGTTATAAAACTTTGATTGTCGTCGACAGGGTTGAACTTTTGAAACAAACAGCTAGATGGGGAACTAGTCAAGTGCCTTTTGGAGTCTTGTCTCCAAATATTTTCCGCCCAGAAAATGTGACAGTCGCTATGCTTCAGACTTTGAGATCAAGACTAAAGTCTGAAAATTACCAAAAATGGCTTGAGCAATTTAATGTAATTTATTGCGATGAAGTCCATCAATATGCCTCAGGAGCTTCATTACAGAAGATAAAAGACCTAAGCAGCGATGATTGTGTTTTGGTTGGGGTCACTGCCACTCCATGGTGCATGAAAGGGTATTTGTTAGAAGGTTTTGAAGAATTTATTCTCGGTACAGATATAAGAGAACTTATAGAGCAAGGTTATTTGGCTAGACCAAGGCATTTGACGATTGATTTGTTTGACTTCTCGAAGGTAAAAGTAACAAGCACTGGTGACTATGACTCTGGAGCTATCGACGACATTGTGGTTGATACAGAGAAAGTTGATAAAGTTTTCAGCCTTTGGGCAGAGCATGCAAGAAACAAGAAAACGCTTGCTTTTTGTTCTACTGTTAAATCTGCCGAGCATTATGCAAGATTTTTCCGAATGAACGGAGTAAGGGCAAAGGCTGTTTCTGCTGAAATATCGGAAGCGGAGAGAGAGCGAACTCTTATTGACTACAAGAACGGCGATATAGAGGTGTTATTTAACGTCGGGCTTTATGTCGCAGGGTTTGACGAGCCGAGCATTGAGTGCATAATGTCGCTTAATCCTACTAAAATACTCAGAAGGCACATACAATGCCTCGGTAGAGGGTTAAGGCTGTGCCCTGAAATCGGTAAAACTGAATGCTTGTTTATTGATTTTGTTGGGAACAGCTTTCGCCATCTTGAGGTCGATGCTATTCAGTCTTACGTCCATGCTCCAGAAAAAGCTTCTCAAGAAGAATTTGACCAAATAGAATGCCCAGCATGCGGAACTGTTTTTGATATTGCAGAGAATGAATGTCCTGAATGTGGATATATTTTAAAGGTTCAAGATGATGGGGGAAGCGGAGGCGGAACGGCTAAAGCTAAAAAAGATTTCGAGAAATTGATAAAATTAAAGTCCGTACAAAGAGAATTACATGATTTAGTCCACGAGTTTGCAGGATTACCATGTATCATAAGAACAGAACCAACAGGCAAAATGGTTTCAGGTCGACCTGAAAAGAAATGGTGCTATGGACTCAGAGAAGATGGAAGCCCTATGTTTAAAACTGACAAAGACTATTCTTCTGCTAGATATCCATACCCTCTAACTACTACCGCTAAAAAGGCAAATTGCTGGTATGTTTTTCATACCATTTGTACAAAATATGACCCAAAGTTGGGAGCCTTAAGGTACTACAGCAAGAAGCTACGGAAGGCAAAAGCTTTCTTAGGCCAACTGAAAGATCCATACAACAGAGCCTTCGTGAACCTTTATAATCTAATGAGCTAAAGGAGAATTTATGAAAATAAGACCAATAGTGAGTTATCCCCCGAAGTCTGATTCTACGACTTTTGGAAAGAGGAAACAAAATAAGAATAACGAGATTAAAACTGTTTTTGTTTTAGCTTTTGGGTTATGCTGTTTAAGCATAGGCGCATTAATTAAAACGAGGAAGATATAATGAAAGTATATAAACTAAATAGCGAAAGATTACATAAAATAGACAAGCAAAATATAGCCATAGGATTTATGTCTAATTTAATGGAAGGCAATAAGGAAGTTGAAAAGCTTCTGCCTGAAATTAATTTAATCGACAGTAAAATAGGCAAGCTGTGTGCTGATGTTTTTGAAAGGGTAAGCAAATAAAGGAGAAATTCGATGACTGAAGAACTAAGATGGAAAGCTATGAGAAATGGCGATCTTGCCGATTACTATTCTGCTGAAATGAAGCAAGAAATCGACCCTATCGCATATCGAGTAGGGAAAATGAAGCTTTTAAACAAGGAGAAACATGAACTTCTTGACCAAAAATATGACCTAATGCTCAAAGTAAAGGCTATTGATGTCAAACTCTCAAGCATAAACTCCCAAATGGACAATCTTAAAAACAATTAGTCCACTAAATTAAATATTTTATGTTATAATACATTAAGATACAAAAATAAGGACATAATAAATTGGAAGAAACTAAAAAACTATTGCCACAAGTCCCAGTCTTGAGTGAATATAGTTTGGTTAAAGATGAGCTATTGACCAGAATTAATAAGTTAAATGCTATAACTGAACTCAACAAGGACAACGAAAAAGATGTCAAAACAGGCATAGCTGAAATCAATAAGGTTAAAGACCGTATAGGTAGATTTAGAATTGATGAAACTGCGAGATTTCTCGAATATATTAACCCCTGCATTGAGCAATGTAAGGAATTAGAGCAACTTTGCGTAAGCGGTATATCTGACATAAAAGCCAAGGTCAAGACTCTCGAGGAGCAGGAAAGAGAGCAAAAAATCTCTATAATAACCCAACTCTTCAACTTCACATTAGAGGCATGTCCTTTCAAAAATTTATTAAAATTCGAAATGTTTTTTGAGCCAAGTATGGCAAATAAAACTACGACACTTACTATTATAGAGAAGCAACTCAAAGATTGGGCTGAAGCAAAAACCTCTGACTTAAATTTTATCAATAGAAATGCTGACGATAGTGAAGCTATTATCGCAATATATTTCAGCAACGGTTTAAAGCTGACTGCGGCAATAGATGAACATCAGCAAAGATATAAAAGCGAGTCGGAAATAAAAGCCATGATGGCAACAGAAGCTATACAGCCAGCCACCACATTTGAGAAAAAAGTCGATTTGACTATAAAGATAAACCAATTACCTCGGTCCAAAGTTAAAGCTTTGCAAGCTTTCCTTGATGGACTTGTAGTTGATTGGGAAATAGTTTAGAACTAAAAGGAGAATAAAATGACCAAAAAAGTTGAAAAAATTGAAGAAAATGAGCGAGACTTGAATTTGCTTCAAAAAATTAACTGTATAAGAAAAGCATGGGGCGAAACTCAGCTTTCAAAAGAAGGGGCTGGCAAGGCTGGAGGAGGGGCTAAATACGACTATTATAAGCCTCAACAGATTATTGACTTTTGCCTTGAGCAGGAATTACTGCACGAGCTTTTTTCAGAATTTAAAATTGATGAACAAAGAGGCATGTGTTTCTATAACGTAATAGACATCCCTACTGGAGAAATCAAAGGTACTGAATGCCCTTTTGAAGTCCCAAGAAAAATGGCTGCGAGTGAAGCCCAACAAGTTGGAGCCGCCATGACTTATTTCAACAGACGTTTAGCCATGATGTTGTACAAGATAGAAGATAATAGCAAGGAAAGCGTTTCAGTAGTTGGCGATGCTGACTATACCACTGCAAGGGGAATTCCTGCTCCGTCAATTCCTGCACCACCTATGACAGAAAAAGTTATTGTTCCACCACCGCCTGTCGCCCCTCCTGTTCAAGCGGAAGCTATCAAGGACGACAGGGAAGAAGATAAAATGACGACTGAGGAGATAATCAAGGAGGTCGAGGTAGCATTTAATTTGCCACCTGAAGGTGATACCGATATAGTTGAGGCACCTAAAGAGCCTGTCGCAACTCCACCACCATTGCCTCCTTCTCCGCCAAAAATCACACCTCCGCCTGCGGTTGAACCTCCCAAGGTTACAGCTAAAGAAGTGGTGCAAGAAGCATTGAAGATTGAAGAACCAACACCGCAAAAAGTAGGGAAGCAAAGCATTGAGGCTTTGTACGACTAATGCGTAAAGCAGAGTTCCTTACGAAAGAAGAGTGGCTAGAGGCACGCAAGTCGTGTCTCACTGGCACTACTGTTGGCAAGTATGTAGGTATTGAAAGCAATTATGCCCTAAAAACTCAAGAGCAAATGGACAAAAACCCTGCTGTGAATTTTGGAGTAAGCTGCGAAGAAAGTATTTTGACAATTTTTAGACACTTGCCTGCTATTTCAAAGCAAACCTTAGTTTGCCCGACAAAGGGGTATGCTCTATGGTACTCTAGCAAAGATGAGAGAATTGCAGGAAGTTTTGATGCCTTGGTTTTCGAGGAAGGCATGAGCGGTTTTTGTGAGTGCAAGTCGACCAGTTCAGGGCTTTATGATTTGCAAAATATGATTATTCCCGATACGACCTGGTTGCAGATAATCCACTACTTTTGCTTGGATGACGATTTGCAGTTCTGCTATTTAGTCGTTTGCGACTATCCAAAATGGGGGAATGGCGGAGCAAGAATAGACTGGATTAGAATTTCCAGAGAGAGTCTAATGGACAGAATAACCAATCTGCAAGGGTGGCATTCCTATATCTTAGAACAAGGGTTACTTTAATGTACAAAATCTATAAAGTTGAAAATTTGATAACTGGAGAAGTTTATATCGGACAAACTAAGAAATTTCTTTGTGAGAGAAGGCGAGATCATGTCTACGAGGCATTTAAGCGAAATAGGAAAGATAAATTTCATTCAGCCCTAAGGGAGTTTGGACTTAGACAATTTATATGGCAGATTATAGCTAAGGCAAATAATTATAAAAATTTAAGCAAAAGAGAAAACGAACTAATTAACCAACACCAAAGCATAAAATATGGCTATAATACACAAGTGAGACACGACGCTAGTACCGAAAAAAGGATTGGAAAGCATAACTATAAAAATGGATTTAAGAGTCCACGAGAATAGTTAAATATAAGTTATAATAATATAAGAAATGGAGACAAAAATGAGAATAACATTAGCCAGCCAAAGAGAAGTTTTAAGTCTTTTAGATAGAACTTCTATAATAGATGAGTTTGAAATAATAGAGTCAAAAAACATTGAAGTTTTCTTTAAAAATATGAACATTGAAGCAAAGAACGACTACCTTGTAAAAGGGAAGCATTATTTTGCGATCTACGCTAAATTGAAGCCCCTACAATCAGCAGGGTGCGAGGAAGTAGCAGGCATCAACTTCTCTGATTGCGAGGAAGAAGTCATCAAAACTTGTGCTATTTACGACAAAAACTTTAATTTTGTGAGAAAAGGCACTCTCGAAAATATGGCTAAAGCCTTGAATATTATTCCTGATGTAGATTATGTTGACGTGAGCAACATCGAGAGCAAGCCAGAATTGTTTTTAAAGATATACAAAGCTTTTGTAGGTGATTTTGCACCAAGCCCTCAGCAAATGGCAGATACCGCCTTAGGAACGGCTAAGATGGGCAATTTAAGCACAGCTTTTTTAATCAAGCCAAAAAATCCGATAGATATGATTTGCGAAAAAGAGGGTATCTCCCGATCTGGATTATCAAAAAGCACGGGGATAAGTGTAGCTTCGATAAACAATGCCTTATCAAGAGGTGTTTGTTCAAGGTTCATGATAGAAAAACTGAGAAAGTTTTATAAGTATATTTAATATTTTGAAAGGGCTGGACAATGGATTTTGAAGATTACCCAATAACTGAAGAAGAAGTTATAGCCATTCTCGGTAGTAGCTATAAAGTGCAAGGACATGAGATGGTATGGCGATGTCCAGCATGCCCTGGAGGCGATAAAAAAGGTGATAATCTTAAATTTAATCGCACCAAAAACGTGCTTCACTGCTTTGCTTGTGATTTTGCCGAAGAAATAACAGGAATAATAGCCAGAAGAAGATTTGAAGCCAAAAAGGGCAATCAACCACGGCAGCAATCTTATGAGTTTCAAAGGCAAGAACCTATAGAGGATATTGTCAAACCTGCAAAAGAAAAAGAAATTGCAAGAGAAAATTTAGCAGAATACTACTTTAAATGCAATCAAAGACTGCTTAATGACAAATCTTTGCTCAAAAAATTATACGAGAAACATTCTATAATGCCAATGACAGCTTGTGAATGTTTTATAGGTTTTGATGGCACCAAGGATAAACTTGTATTCCCTTCGAGGGCGGCCGGCAAAGACCCGCTTGACAATATGCTTATTGAGGATAATGGGGCGGAATACAGAGAGATTGAAGGCGAAAAAACTATCCGAAGAATAAGTGGTTATGATGTTGGGATTTGTGTTGCAAGATATGTTTTTAGGGCAGACAATGGCATTAT